ATGCCAATATTGCTAAGGGAAATTTAGAATTGGGACAGTTTCTATCTTTATGTGAAGAAATATTAAAATACAACGGATACACAGTTTTTAAAAATTAAATGGAAACTATACCAGAGTATGAAACCATAAAAGAAATACCAATCCATAGTTGGATGTGTAAAATGATTTTGCGTTATGATAATTTCATTTGGTATGATGATAAAATTGGTAAAATAAGACAAGATATTCTCAATTGGATGAATCAAGTTTCATCCTCGGTTGGAATAAAACATGGAAGTAGTTTAATATGGTATTATAGAATACCAGAAGCATCCACGCCAAACTTTAAATGTTTGCATATTGATGTATATTTATCAAAATTTAAGATATTTGATAGAATTCCGAGAAGTCATGTGGATTTTGAACATTTTTCCAAATTTGTTAAAAAATCTTGGAATTTGGGAGAATTAACTATTGATAGTAATGTTACAACGGACGATGTAATGTCATCTTGTATTAGAATGACAAGAACTGAACAGATATATCACGATGTATATGTTTATTTTTCAAAAGGATTTGTAAATCGAAGAAGTGAATTGATTACTGATGTAATGGCAGCATGAAATGCTCTGAATATTTTCGTCCACGTTCAAATCGTGGGTAATCAACCATATGTTAATGTCAGACGTCAAATTAAATATTAATTGGAAAGTGACTTGGTGGAAAAAATCCGAATCACCGACTATAGAACATTATTTGGGAAAAACAGCCGGTCCAGTGTTTACTACGATGGATGAGTGTCAGGGTGCTATCAACACATTCCCACAGGTGGATAAATTTTTTAATCCATGGGTATATCAAGTAAGTCCGACAGATGAAGAAGTCACTCATAAGTTTGAAGACAATAAAGTGATTGCGTTTTAAGGTGTTGACAAATCAGAAAGACCTGATACAGTAAAACCAGATTAGATTTTTTGGTGTTGTGGCCGAGTTTAGGCATCTGTTCGCAAGACAGATTTACACTGGCTAAGTTCCAGTCGATACCTCCATTTTATTATGGGTAGGTCGTCTAACTGTTAGGACAGTTCCCATTTCTGGAACAAATGCTGGTTCAAATCCAGCCCTACCCACCTTTTAATAGGACGTTAGCTCAATTGGTGTAGATATAGTTCTAATTGAATAGTTAGAAATATTTTACAGTATGAACTTGGTAGGTGAGTTGAAATCAACCAAAGTTACCGGTGACGATGGATGTGAGTAACCTTAAATATCATACTTTGTGGAGAGCACTTACTTTCTAAGTAAGGGGTTGGTGGTTCGAGTCCATCACGGCCTGCCATTTATGGTTTTGACTGAAAATGAAGAGAAGTTTTTGAAACGGTATTTTAACGAATACGCAATACACCGTGGAGAAGATGTTATTGGTGTGTTGATGTTAAATGGTGCGTTCAAAGAACTTCCCGATGGTCAATTGGTTGAATTTTCTAATAAGTTAGAAGATAAACGGGTGGAAATTGAGTTAAGAGAACAGATTGAAAAACAAAAACAACGATACAACAAAAATGAAAACTGAATTGTAGAATTGCAAAGAAGCCGTGTTTCACTTTAATAAAGCACATTTAACGAATCCGTCGATTCCTATGTGGGTGATTAAAGCCAAGGGTGAAACATTTTACGTGAATCACGTTACGGCGAATGTTGGTTGGACAACGAAAGAAACAGTTGACAATCCTCATACTAAGGGTAGTATCAAGTTTAAGAATGTGGATGTAGTAATTGAAAACGGTGACGGACTGATTACAAATGCATCAGTAGCTTAATGGCAAAGCGGGAATCTCTAAAATTCTGCATGTGGGTTCGATCCCCACCTTTTGCACCTTTGTTGAAAATTAAAATAAGTCGTTTGGAAAGTTTGATAATACTTATCTGAACAATGAAGTGAAAATCGGTTGACAAAAAGAAAAACGGTGATAGAGTAAGTGAAGTAAGAAAAACGGTGTTGTGGGAAAGCGGTAATCCACTTGTTCCGCAAGAACAGGAAATCAGTGGTTCAAATCCATCCAGCACCTCTTAGGTTAGTTGAGTGTTATACGTGAAACCTTAGATTAAAAACTCAACAGTATGGTCGATAATACTAAAAGTTATCCGTCACCTATTGCCGACAAATAATGGAAACTATCATGAAGGGTGATTCATGACATTATTGGATTTATGTGTAAATCCACGTTTTTGTAAATTTGTTCTTTGTAAGTTTAGAATTTGGGGGCTTGACCCCTTTAGATAAGTCATCGAAAGGTGACAAAAGAGAATTCCCCCTAACGGGAGCTCGCCATCGCAAGATGGACACTCAAGCAACTGATAGAGTCGTTGTCCTTCACTCAAAAGGTGGAGGTATATCTGACGCTGGATTGGAAAATTGTTGGTTTAGGGTAACACTGTAAACCGCATACTAACGGTACCGCCGAGCAATACCAATTCCTAACGGAACAGCCAAGAATAAGATTCAAGTCAAACATGTAGGTGTGAAACCGCAATTAAATGCTTACATGTAGAATGATAGAGAGTGGTCGGGGTAACCATGAACACAATCTTGAAATTCCGTTGAGTATCCGCAAGAGAAAGACATGGGTCGTGTCGCATATTGTATCCCAAAAGGATATGAAACGACAAGTAACGCACGACCCTGTTAGGTGCATTAATAGCTCAATGGTAGAGCAATAGTATTATACACTATATGATTGGTTCAATTCCAAGAATGAAAACGCAAAGTCGTTACGCTCAGTGAATGAAAGTGACTTAATTCCGAACTCTTAGGAGAATTCGGACGATAGACTGCTCGCAAGGCATAAATCGTTGATATTAAATCAAACGGTGCTCGCAAAGCTTAACTGTCCGCAAGACAGACGGGTGTAGAGATATTGAGTAGTTCATTGGTTGACTGGAAAAGCTACCAGTATAAAAAAGCAGTCATGTTAAATACTGATATAGGTTTCGACCATATTAGTGGATAAAATTAGGAAGCATTGTCGGCAGACGATGTATAATCTAATCAAAGATTAACGTAATATGGTGTAATCTCAACCATTTAAACTAAAACCCACCCAAAATAAGACTTTTTCTTTTTAGAGATTAAACTAGAAATGCAACAATCAGCCGATTTTTTATTTTCCGATTTTAACATCTTGATAAAATCAAATCGTAACCCTGTAAAATTTCGACCATCATATTTATTTTTAAAATTATAAATGAGATTATCAAACGATGGATTTTTATTTTTTGGTTGACTCCTTTTTTTTCGTTCCAAATCATTATAAAAAACGGTTAGTGGAGTACATGCTTTATAGTGTATATTATAAGCATTTTCGGTTTTGGCTATATCTAAATAAGTCTGTTCGACATTACGTAAATTGTTTATGTCTTCAACTATTTCTATTATTTGAAAATCGAAGTTTTCAATACCATATTTATTCCAAGCATTTTGTAAAGGTGCATTTTTATGTTTATTGTTGATTAAATCTTTTTTATGTCGGTTGAATCTTGATGTACATCCATAATTTATATTTTTACTACTACCGACGTAATATCGACTGTTAATTTTATTGATTATCTTGTATATTCCCACTTTTTTCATAATATCTGTTTAAATTTTTCAACTGTTCCATTTTTTGATTTTTCCAGTAATATTTCATTCTTCGTTTATTACGGGCCTCAATTCGATCCGATTCCGTTAAATATTTCTTTTTTCTTCCCATGTATATACATATGAAACATATAATAAAAACAACAAAAAAGTTACAAAAGAAAATGTTGACGTTTTCAAATCTTGAGTTATATTTATTTGGACATGGATGAGTAACCGGACAGGCGTGCCGGAACGGTTTTGAAAACCGATTGGTCCTTCACGGGATTGGCCTTCGAGTGGTCACTTTTCCGCCATGGTTCTTTGGGTGAGAGGATTAAACCAGAAGTTTGCTAAACTTCCGTAGTGTAAAATCTACCATCAGTTCAAATCTGATAGGAACCGCAGAGTCCCCTTCTTTCTTCTAATTCTTCAAACTTCTTCGTCTCATTCCCACTATTTATACCCATGGACAAACAACCGAAATCTGATTTAACGCAAATTGCGAAGGAATTTACTGCATTTATCGTTAAGGAATTGGGAATACAAAAACCCTACAAGATTAAATTGTCTCCAACCAGAACAGAAGCCTTCACCACCCACGCATACTACAATCCCTCCAATGGTGAAATCGGTGTTTGCATAAATAAGCGTCAAACCGCAGATGTATTACGTAGTTTAGCCCATGAAATGATTCATCACAAACAAAATCAGGAAGGCCGATTGAAAACCGGTGAAGAAATACCTGATATTGGTGGAGAAATCGAAGATGAGGCCAATAGTGTTGCTGGGCAACTAGTTAAGAAGTTCGGTTACACCACAAAACACCAGATTTACGAATAACGACTTGACACAATCGGTGTAGATAGTATCATTCTCTATGAATGAGAGAAATTTATACTGACAGTGTTTTGCCCAGTGATTTTCGTTTACGTCACGGTGATAAGGTCATTTTCTTGGCCGGACCAACTCCACGGGATGTCACCGTCAAATCTTGGCGACCAGCCGCATTAGAACATTTGAATAGATGTTTATATGATGGTGTCGTGTGTATCCCCGAACGAAAAGATTGGAATGCACAGTTTGATTATGTGGACCAAGTTTCGTGGGAAAGAAAATAGTTACAAACCGCTGATGCCATTTTGTTTTGGATTCCTCGTAATCTGGTAGATATGCCAGCATTCACAACCAACGTGGAATTTGGTTATTATCTCTGTAAGAATCCACGTAAGGTTTATTATGGTCGTCCAGATGATTCTGAAAAGAACAAATATTTGGATTGGTTGTTTGAGTTGGAGACTGGTATGAATCGACTATGTGCGGTTATGCCTTATCCAAATATGACGAAAACACCTTTTATTGACCAATTCATTCATAGTAATACCGTTGACATTTGGTGGAAATTGAAGTATAAACCAGTAGATATAAAAACATTGGATGTGAGTAAGATATTCGCTAAGGCGATTAAGAGCATCCATAACAACGAAAGTGTAAGTGAGTTATTTGTATGAACACAGTTGATAAATATACATTTGGAAATACTACGTCGGCCATAAATTTGGCCGACATTCTGACCAAAGAAAATAATCCAAAACTACTTGGAAAGGTAAGTTCGGTGTTGTCACGGGTCAACCGATACATTAATCTGATTGACTGTGGGTTGGAAAAAACTGATGATAGGAAAGTCATTCTCCAAATGGTCAAGAATGCAATCATATCGGAGATAGATGAAAAAGAGTGGCCGAAGTCGGTTAAAACACATGTCAAATTGATGGTTACAACAAATTATCGAAAAGCCTTTCATGGAGAACCTGATAGAAATGATTTAACCAGAAAATTACAAAAGACTAGAAAATGAAATCAAGAGAATATACCGAAGAGGAAGTAAGAAAAATGTTTTTGGACCACATTCGAGGTCTGGCTGCATATTGGGATAGTGTTGAAGGTAGAACATCACGGGAGAAATTAGATGGGTTGGCATTTTCAATTTTGGTTATGTTAGATGGTGGAAGTGCGTTGCCCGGATTTGATGTGTCACCAAGTCCTCATCCAAGTGACAAGGAATTTCACATTGACGAGGGAACAAATTATTTCCCAAGTGACGGAGAGTGTCAAATTGCCGGTTGTTTACACGAAGAATACCATAAGTAGACTATGATAGAGTATCCATCAATTATCAATTCAAGTAAAGCTCCACGGGGAAACTGTGTCGCTTTCGTGAAGTATGATGGGTCGAATTTTAGAGCCAAATATACTCAAAAACAGGGATTTAATCTATTTGGTTCACGTCGAGAATTGATTGACGAATCACACAAATTTTTGGGGGAGTCGGTGACTATATTCAAGAAGAAATATGCCAGTACCCTCACCGACTTCTTCAAGAAAGATAAAGAACTGCGTAATGAAAGAGAAATCATCGTTTTTGGTGAATTTTTCACCGAAAGATTTACCGAATTATTTTAAATTTATGAAATTACAATCAACAGACGAGTGTAAACAGTTTTTGAGTGACCATTATGGGTTAGCCGTTAATGGTTGGAAACGAGTATCGAAATCGGGAGATAAAAAAGAATCGACTCGAATCTTTACTCACAAAGATTCAAAATTTCGATACCAAGTAATTACCGTGGGAGATTACTTTTTCTCCGTGTCACCAATCGTAGAATTACCAGTATTTACTACCGAGGAATTGAAAAAGGCTGCGAAGGGAATTAAACACTGTGGGGATTATTGTCATTTTTACTTCAATCGAAAACTTGGAGAATTGTATATTTCTATGGGTGATGGAGATTGTGCGGGTGAGGAAGAAAATGGAACCTCGACATATGAAGAAATCGTTGAAATGGTCAAAGATTTGAAAGGTGTCAAAACCATCACTGTTGAGGCCGAATGTAATCCCGACACAGATAGTGGAGAATGGGTTAGGATTGAGGGTACATTTGGAACCACATAAACATGGAACGTGGACTTTCTACACCTTTGACGAAGCTCTAAAGTTACCATTAATGGTTAGTACGGACGATATTTTGAGACATTTGATTAAGAAAAATTATGAGGCCAAGTAAGATATTTATTGTCAGGCACGGTGAAAGTGAAGGAAACATAGATAAGAGTGTATATGGCACAAAGCCTGATTATGCGGTTAGATTGACACCCAAGGGTATCGAACAGTCGTTTGAGGCTGGAAAGTCCTTGGTAAGTCGAATGGTTGATAATGGTGAGGGAAAGAAAAACTGCATCATCTACCACAGTCCATATATACGTGCGATTGAGACAACCAACCACATTATTCGAGGAATGAAGCCGGATGTTGTTCTTACTAGAGACATGGTTATAGAAGAACCACGGTTGAGAGAACAGGAATGGCACTCGACTACTCCGTTGAGTGACTATACCAAACAAGCCGAGTCGGATAGAGTTGGTTACGGTATATTTCACTATCAGTTTCCATTTGGTGAAAGTTGTGCGCACGTCTTTGATAGATTGTGCGGATATGTCACAGATATGGGACTTTCTTTTCAACAGTCGTCGAAATTTCCACCGAATCTCATAATTGTTACTCATGGTATGACTATGAGAGTGTTGTTAATGAAAATTTTCGGTAAAACTGTGAGTGAGTTTGAAACGTGGAGGAATCCACACAATTGTCAGATTTTGGAATTGACGAAGGAAAAGGTTCATTATCACTTTGATTTTGAGACTCTAAGAAAACGTCCGTTGGCTCACGAACATAGTTTACAGATTGAAGTATGAAAACTTGGACACAAATTATAACAAATACCCTTGACCAACAACGAGTCCGTCGTTGGTCAAATGTATTCTGGGCGATTGATTTACATGACAGTGTAATCACCGGTAAGTATAATAGATTCAATCAGGGGTCTACTCTTTACCCTTATGCCAAGGAGACATTGGACCTATTGTATAATAGTCCAATACACCGAACGACTCTATGGACGTCCAGTTACAAAGACTCGGCTCAAGAGGTAATTCATCGGTTTGATTTGAAATTTCACTATTTTAACGCAAATCCAGAGTGTCCTAATGATGAATTGTGCGATTTTGGTTCCAAATTCTACTTTAACTTCCTAATTGACGATAAAGCAGGGTTTGATGGTAATAGTGATTGGGAAGAAATCTACAACTGTTTAAAAACGTTGTCGGTTTAAGTATAATTCCTCTATTTATAGAGTATGATTAGTCTCAAAGAATTACTATCCGAAGTTCCAGTCGATACGTTTCAAACCGTAGGTGACTTTGAAAAGGGTGCATCGTTCCAAGATAAACGGGACCGTGCATTATTAACCAACCCTATAACTCCGGTAAAAGTTAGGGATTTCTTCAAAAACACCAGTTCGGATTTCGACTTCTATTTCGTAAATTTAAAAGGTCGTCGTAAATTTGCAGAAAGAGGTAAAGTTGATGAATCCGTCATCTATGCACCCTATCCAGATGGGTTGGGTATTAAACGTGAAACTTTGGCTGGTGGTGGTATAAATGAAAACAATATCACCGTATTCTTCGTTGGTAATTCCGCAGCTGAAAAAGTTCCCATGACTTCGTGGACCATTGCACATAGATTCGGTCATGCAATTCGATTTGAATATGGTTTTAAAGAATATGTCAAATGGTTGGAATCCCAATTCAATGAAATTTTAAAGATGTATAATGTGGGAATAAACCCACGATATGATCGTTATGGTTATCGTATCGACACTAATGTAGATTCCGCAAAAGCAAAATTATTCAATCAGGTTGGAACCATGAGAAGTGCAAGACAAGGTGGAATTGATAGATATGCAGAGTTCTACTATGAATTATTTGCACAATATTTGAAAGATGGTAAGGTTACTCTCAATAGATTGAAAAATACCATTAAGACGGGAACTGGACCTTATGGACGTGCTGAAACCGCTTATACGAAACAGGTAGAGGTTGTAAATGATATATTGGAGGGTATTGAAAGAGATTTCTACTTCTATGCCGAAGATGCTTTGAATGGTTGCGTGGGAAATGTTTACATCATGTAAAAGGTTATGATTAAATTGAGTAAATTACTAATTGAAGCTTTATCCCGATTGAAGAAAATATCGTTGGGAGAATCCACCGACTCGAATACGGATGGGGATGAAAATTTTGATGAACATCCTGATTGGTCGCCTGGTAAAATTGTAGTTGGTTATGTTGATGGAAATTTGAACATCATAGGAAGTTCCAAACACCCCGGCCATGCTGAATTATACAACGCGGGATTAACAAAAAGAATCAACTACGCGGGGAGAATAGCATGGAGATATAATATTCTACATAAAACTTTGTTCATGTGGCAAACGACTTCTACTTCGTAACAACGTGATGCAATAAAAAGTTATTTGTTAAAAATGAACCCATCATATAAAATTGAAGATATACAGTCTTTGGCTAGTTTTGAACCAAATTCTTATGAGAGTCAAGCAGCTCAATATTTGTCGCATGGTGGATATTCTGGTTATGAACAAAAACCCGTTAAACCGGAAAAAACCAGAACATATTCCTATGACCCAAATATGGATGCAATTGCAGAGTCATTGGTTGATATTAAGTGGATTTTAGGATATATTGACAATTATGGAAAAGTCCATTATAAGGTTGTCAAGAAACAAGATACGGTGGATAATCACAATGGACTGTGGCCCGGACCAAAACAACGTAAGTGGAGATGGTTACCTGAAAAACCAAATCATATCAATGCCTATGGTGATGAATTGGATGTAGAGGATCAAGATGTGATATGGAGAATAATAGACCGATATAAAGTATGATTAAACTCAAAGATATTTTAGAGAGTGTGGGAATTGACGATGGTGAAGTCAAATTTGATTTGATGAATGACCATCCGAACGACCCACTCAAGACATTCATCAATTCCAAACAGAATAGATTTGAACCAGTCAGTGCATTTCGATTGACAAATGTTTACTATGCGTATCGGTTTACTCCATACACCCAACAAGTTAAAATGTATGGTGACAAAAACGCATTAACCAGAGATGAGTGGAATGATAAAATCAATGCAATTAGAACGGATATAAAGGCGTATAAGAACCCCAATACGGTTACGAATGTCAATACCATGATTGATACCTCGTTGTTGAGATTTGAGAGAGTTGCTAAATTATCAAGCTTCGATACCATTATCCCACTCAAATCCTCATCGGTGTTGAACGACGTTATTGCAGAAAAGATAAGCAAGAAAACCAATGCTAAGGTGTTATCAGACATTATCGTAAAAAACACGTTAAAGAACGTTAAGTTGAGTATTCCAAGTTCCGAAACGAGTGATAAGACGAAAGAATATTTGGCAACAATTGATAAACGATTCGCTAAAATGTCGGATGAGGAATTCAAGAGTAAGATGATAAAAGCTAGCTTTAGACGATATGTGTCAAACTTCCTAAAGTATAAAAACGACCCGAATTTGGTCAAAGAATATATCGCTGGTAAAAATATTCTAATTATCGACGATACGTTGGGTGAAGGTGCAACTCTCGCTGAACTACGTCGGTTAATTATGGAATATAACCCAAAATCTATCACATTCTACGTCTTTTTGAAAGACTATTAAACCATGATTAAATTAAAAGACCTTATACAAGAAGGGTGGATTGATGAGGTATCCACGACCACTCGTAGTTTTCGTCAAATTCATCAAGATGAAGATCCTTCTGGACAAAGACACGATTTGAGATTAACATGTGTCGAATGTGGAACTACCTCGACATGTAGATGTAGGAAACCAAAGAGAGAATTTAAGGGTTTATGTGATACGTGTGCTAAGGTCGATGAAAATAACGATTTTCTGGCCAAATTTGGAGTCGGTCCAAAATACAAAGCTCCCGAACCAGTAAAACGTAAATGTCCTAAATGTAATAAAGAAAATGCGGTTGTGAGAGAAAGTCATGCCGATACTGACATGAATGAAATGGTATTGGAATGTCCTGACTGTGGTTGTGAGGTAAGTTTATGATTAAGATGAAAGATTTAGTTATGGAAGGTGCGAAGGAAAATGCTGCGTTAGATTACTTGAGTCAGTTGGTCCAAAGTGGACCATTCAAAAACCGAGTATATCTGGCGGGTGGTGCCGTGCGTGATATGGAATTGGGTAAAGACCCAAAAGACCTAGATGTAGTGGTAACGGGTGGTATTGACGCAGGCATGGAGTTTGCGAAGTGGGCAACGCAACATATGGGGAATTTCAAGGATGGTAGTAATCCTGTCTTATTTCCGACGTATGGAACGGCTAAATTTACATTATCTGGTATCACGCACAAGGATATTGATTTGAGTGACGTCGATATTGAGGCGGTTGCAACTCGTAAGGAGAAATACACGGCTGGTAGTCGTAAACCAGAGGTTAGTGCTGGTGACTTGGAAGATGATGTAAATCGTCGTGATTTCACTGTCAACAGTTTGTTGAAAGATTTGACGACGGGTGAAATCTTGGATTTGACTGGTAAAGGTAAAGAGGACATTAAACGTGGTGTGGTTCAAACACCACTGAATCCTGATGTCATCTTCTCCGAAGACCCACTGCGTATTTTGAGAGCGGCACGATTTGCGGTCAAGTATAATTGGGATTTACCAATGTTCATGATTCGGGCAATGAAACGAAATGCACCTCAGTTAAAGAATATCAGTTTTGAACGTATCCGTGATGAATTGGATAAGATGTTATTGACGACTTCCCCACACCGTGCAATCAAGTTGTTGAAGGTGACGGGTGTTCTTGATTATGTCATTCCAGAGTTCAAGGATGCGTATAAAATGACGCAGAACAAGTATCATACTGCGACGGTATTCAATCATACGTTGGACGTGTTATCCAACACACAATCGAATAGTTTGATTTCTCGTATTGGTGCATTATTGCACGATATTGGTAAGACGGCTACACGAACGGTGGTAGATAACGAAGTTCATTTCTATGCACACGAAATGGTTGGTGCAAAAATGGCTGAGAAGATTCTTACCCGTTTGAAGTATCCACGGGAAATCATTGATGCGGTTGTTTTGGGTGTTCGTAACCACATGCGTTTGAAACAGTCGGGTGAAGAAGGAGAGAAAATTTCCGACAAAGCCCTACGTAAAATTACGGTGGAATTACAACCTCATTTACATGACATTTTGAGTATTATCCAAGCTGATAACTTGGCTCATGCTCCGGGTCATCAAATGCCAAATCAAATTCCGAATATCATCAAACGTATTGAACAGTTGATGAATACCATTCCTGTTAAGGGTCAGAAATTACCTGTCACGGGTGAGGACTTGAAGGCCATGGGAATTCCTACTGGACCATTATACAAAGAGTTGTTGGACTTGGTGAGAGACAAGAGATTGGAAACACCAAACGCAACAAAAGAAGAGTATTTAGAGTTGATTAAGAACTACCTGTCAACGAAGAATCCTCAATAATAGTCTATTTAAAAAGGCTGAAAAGCCATTTAATAAACTCGACTATTTGAACTAAAATAAACACAATCGCCATAATGAAGAACGTAACTGTTGTCATTATGGCGATAAACGTGCAGTAAAGAAATATCAGTAAATAAATCATGGGGATACGATTTCAATTTTGGATTTCTTCTTTTCGATAAATGCTTCATCCATGAGATATTGGACTAATCTATCGGATGTGGATTTGAAGTCGTAAAATGGAATATTTTCGTCGTTAAAGATTCTGACCTTACCTTCGTAAATATGAATCTTCACACCCATTAGTGTAATTTCCTCGTAGTTATCAGTTTTCTTCATACTTCAAATGTATATACAGGAGAGGTGAGATAGTCAAGGTTATTATGACTCTCTATTTGATAAATAGAAACAGTTAAACCAAATGTATTGACTTTGTGAAAAAAACTTCTATGATACAGAAATGATTTACACGATTACTCGTTTATGTCCAATTGTTAGATGGTATCTCAATGAAGAGGAAGATAGATTCTTCAAGAGGGAAAGATATGAACACGACTGCGTTGGTTACTTTAATTACTTCTCGGATGCGATAGAATTTGTAGAGAGTGACGCTGGTAGAGAATTGGTGGAGTGTCTTTATGACTATTTGGTGATTGAAAGTTGTTTAGAAGGAATTCAACGTTATTCACCATCTGACTACAATCAATGGTGGTATAAATACAACGATGTATCTAAAAAGTGGGAGTATGTCGAGGAAACTCCCAAACAATTTTATGGAACGGTTGGATTTGCGATGTGAGATAAGGCAACCATATCAGTTTTGAAAAAGAATACAATCAATGGATACAGTCTGAAATGTATGACCGTATAAAACAGATTTATAAGAAAAATAAATATGCACATTATCATACATTTAAACACATTGAAAACTGCCTTCATTTGTTAGAGACTCATCCAAAGTTAAAACAACTCGACAGTCCATTAATGCGTTGGGCCATCATATTCCACGACCATGTATATGACCCAAGAGACAGTGATAACGAAATTAAGAGTGCAATGATGTCCCGAATAAATTTGGAATTTTACTTTCGTGATAATCTGGAAATTCGAGAAATGGCGAAGTATCTTGCTAGGTTAATCAGAGTGACGGATCATAAAAAAAGTGAATTCGCATTGGATGACAACATGAAAGCTTTGTTGGATATTGATTTATCCATATTGGGGTCTGAACCAAGGAAATATCTGACATACAGTAAACAGATTCGGAAAGAGTATGCACACGTTCCCCACAATGCGTATAATGAGGGACGTATCGCAGTTTTAAAATCATTTTTGAATCGTGAAAGAATTTATCATTTCCTTCTTGAATTAGAGGGACCAGCTAGAAAGAATATACAAAATGAAATCGTGCGTTTATCCGGGCAGTTTTGACCCATTTACTTTGGGACACCTTGACGTAGTTGAGAGGGCCGCGTCATTGTTTGACAAAGTTTATGTTTTAATTGGTGTAAATATCGGTAAGAATTACACCTTTACGTTGGAAGAACGAATTGCGTTAATTCGTCACAATGTCAAACACCTACCCAACGTCAGTGTTCAATCATTCACAGGTTTATTGGTTGACACAGCCTATGAATTGGGTGCTAAAGCGGTTATTAAGGGAGTTCGTAATCTACAAGATTTCGACTATGAAAGACTTCTCCACGAAGTCGGCGCGACTCAACAACGAGGCATCGAAACTTTCACTATCTTCTCAAGAAATGAGTTATCACATGTCAGTTCATCCGCAGCCAAGGAGATTTGTAAGAATTATGGTTTGTTGGACACATACGTTCCTCTGAATGTCAAACAGTCGATGGAATTGAAGTTTATGAAAAAGAGGATTGTTGGATTAACTGGTAGTATTGGTATGGGTAAGTCCTACATTATGGACCAATTAAAGAATCGTCAATACCGACACAGTTACTTGAATATTCATCATATTGATTTGGATAAAGTTGCACATGACATTCTTCACACTCGTACAGAAGAGGTTTACATACAGTTGCGACAGGACATTATTGATGTATTTGATTTGGGTGAAACCAGAGTCATTAATAGAAAGAAATTGGGTGATTTGGTTTTCAATGACCCGGACGCATTAAATACCCTGAATGCAATGATGCGTATTCCTATTCTGACACGTATTCGTAAAGAAATGGCGTTAGAGGACAACAAACATAAATCTACGGTGATATTGGATGGAGCAATTATCGCAGAAGCCAATTTGTTGACGATTGTAAATAATAACGTAATTGTGGTGGATGCCCCTCTAAGTCAACAATTGGAAAGACTCAAAAGACGTGGATTAGATGACACTCAGATTCAAACGAGATTGAAATCTCAACTGAATACCAAGTGCAAGATTGAATTGATTGAACGTTCAATTGCTAAACACAATTATGGTAAATTATTCTACCATTTGAATGATTCCAATGAAACGGACACCACACAGTCTTTTGCAAATTTGGGTAGTTTCGTTAGCTATAATTAATGTATGAGAACTGTAAATGGTAACAAGACGTTTATTGCGGAAATCAAGACTCAATCACCATTTGGGTATAAATCGACGCATAATTTCAATCAATTAATGGATGTCGCATTGGAGTGTGGTGACTGGATTAGTGTCCATACTTGCGCCATGTGGGGTGGAGACTATCAGACTCTTTCATACGTCCGAAAATACACCGACAAACCCATTGTGGCCAAGGGAATACACGGAACAGATGATGATATTGCACGAGCGTTTGACCATGGTGCTAATTATGTTTTGGTGGTCAATAGATATTCTTACAAATATTTGTCAAATTTCGATGTAAGTGATAAAATCCTCAATGAATTGACCACTTTTGAGAGTTTACAAAACTTTAATATATCTGGTTCTTTTTTTGATTATCGTAACAATAATTACGTCTGGAATAGTCGTGATTTGAGAACTGGAAACGTACAGGAATGTCGAATTAAAGAACTTAAAGACTTACAGTTGAAAACCGTCGTTCAAGCCTCCAATATCAAGTCTATCGACGACGTTCATGCAAACGCAGATGCGTTTATTGTGGGAACCCACTTGGTCGATTTTTGCGAAACATTAAAATAACCATTGACTTTGTTTAATCTGTTAGTAGAGTGTTTCCTATGAAGATTGTTCGTTTTTTTAAAACTATATTTTTGGATTTTGGGTGGCATCTTTGGTCACTCATTAAAACTGGATACTACTATTAAATCTCATGAGAGTTGTTTTGAAAAAAGCCAGAGAGTTTGATAAGATTTCCTATGAGAAATATGCGGAATTCACCCTGAAAGGAATTACTTGGGGACCGACAATTGGTGAAAAGTTCACCATTTTATCAACCAAAGGTAAAGAACACTTTGAGGATAGAGATTACTTTGATTACGACGTTAGAGACACTAAACGGTGAAAACATATTTTCAATAAAACATGACTTTCTATGTTGTAATACATTTGTTAAACGATAATTATGAATTCAACTATTCACGCGAAAATTTCGGTTAAGAATTATGGTGGGTCTATCGAAGACTACAATCATCTACATGATTGGATGGATTGTAGCAAAGAAGTCGAGTCGTCAAACAAACACCGATTTCTGACTCACACCATGTTCTTCATCAAACGTGTGATGGTTCCTATCTACGGTTTCACAATCACGAATAGTGATGGTAAGTCGGTCAATCTCAAGGATTTACTTGAACAAGACCACGTTCTCGCTGATTACCGGGGTAAGTTTATTCCTACTCTCATGGACTTCGCATGTGAAATTGAAAAAGACAATAATGACGAAACCATTTTGAATCATTATCACGACGATAATGCACATTTCTACAAAGACAATCCCGATGTCGAGGAAACCATGATGTTACCATATCACCTATCAGGTGATTACCGTGCATTATTTGCAACGCATAACAGTTGGTTTGTCGGTTACATCCTTCCCAAAGTATTCAAAAATATGAAGGGTAAATTGGAGTGTAATATCTCACCATCGCACTTTTTCAACAAGATGGCCTACAAACCGTGGATGCAAAATGGTCAGGGAGTTCCACCAAGTTTTGAGATGATGGAGAAAACCAAAAAGACGCGAGTTCTCGAAGAACTTGCACCAAAATCAGTTAAACCTGAAAATGTGGTTATTGATGGTTCACGACAATTTGTGGTTCGGGAGTTGTTACAACCTGTAACGGATGATTTTGCTAAAAAACCAGTTGAACCAGAAATACCCTATTTTCCACGTAGATTGGATTGATTTTATGGACAAATATAGAAAACTTACTAAAGAAGAACTTCGTGTTTACGGATTTGGTTCCAAAGACACGTCATCAGACAATGTATATCGTGATTTTGCACGAAAATACTATCCAAAAGAAGCTGCGTTGGTTGAAATTGTTATTCATAGTGAATACATCGCCATCCGCGAGAACAGTATTACTTATGTTGCGGTATATGACAAAAATGGTGATGAGTTACTTCCATTGAAAGAAAGTCGTGTCGAGGCTCGTAGAGCAATGACGGCTTTACCACTCACGTCATACCGCACAAATGATGGTTTGGATTCATTGTTTATCCGAATGGAAAAAACGTTGCCAGACTTTTACATTAAAGAGAGTTAATCTAGTTGGTTGACTTTCAATAAAACTGATTTAGGATAGAAGTTGAATAGTTTCAATATGAAAAAAACTTACGATAATCTCTACACTCTTGACACCACTGGTAAAACCCGTATTTGGCATATGGTCCAGAACGGTAATAAATACCGAACGATTTCGGGTGTGAAAGACGGCCAGCTCGTAGAATCTGATTGGACCGAGTGTGACGGAAAGAATCTTGGTAAGACGAACGAAACGTCTGGTGCGGACCAAGCAACCAAGGAAATTGAGGCCAAGTACAAAAAGCAACTCAAGACTGGTTATCACAAAAAAGAGAGTGATATTTCCGAAGGAACGACTTATTTTAAACCAATGTTGGCTAAGCATTTGGACGATTATATTGAAAAGATTGACTTCAAAAAGGGTGTTCTTGTCCAGAACAAATACAACGGTGTCCGGTGCGTAGCTCGGTTGGAAGATGGTGAAGTTGTGCTTCGTAGTCGTAAAGGTGAGTTGTGGATTAGTGTTCCCCACATCAACCGAGATTTGGAGTCGTTTTTTAACGAATACCCAAGTGCTATTTTGGATGGTGAATTGTATAATTATGACCTACGATTCAAATTGAATGAATTGGTCAAGCTGGTCCGTAAAACTAAATCGTCCAGTATCACACCTGACATTCTCAAACAGAGTGAAGAGATGGTGCGATTCTATGTTTACGATGGTTATGACAATTCGTGGGACCAATATAGTTCGGAGACGTTTTACACCATTCGTAAAACTTGGATTGATAGTATTGTTCCTAAATACTCCAAATACTATCGTAAGGTAAAGAGTGATTTGGTTCATTCTATGGCCGCAGTGGATAAAATTTATGAATCCTATTTGGCCGATGGGGAAGAGGGTGCGATTATTCGTTTGGCCGATTCTCCATATGAACATAAACGTAGTAAATATCTTCTCAAGTATAAACCAGAAGATGACGCGGAGTGTGTTATCATCAAATTGATTGAGGGAACGGGTAATTGGTCAGGCACGGCCAAGACGGCCACAATTACATGGAATGGAGAAACCTTCGATGCGACGTTCAAAGGAACGTATGAACAAGGTGTGGAACGCCTAAACAATCCTAAAGATTGGGAAGGTAAGACGGTTACTTTTCTTTATACCGGATTAACGGGTAAGGGCGTGCCTAACTATGCTCGAATTGACCCGGATAATTGTTTTAAAGGGGACCGATAAGTGTCCATCCTTTATGATGAGGACGTTGTTTATAACAAACTAAAGAAACGTTACTTGGATTTAGAGAATATTTTGTATATAAATCATATCTAGTTCCGGTAAACGTTTCTTGGGAATTTGTATTATAAAATTTATAAATGGTGTGGTCATAACATGCATTATTACTTCCTTTGGATATATTACTTTTTATTCTTTTATCTCGTAATATTTGCTTCGTCACCTCTGTATGTTTTTTACCATAAAAAGAATTTTTTTCACCAATATTTAATTCACGTAGTTTATCAATTGTTTCTTTAGAATGTTTTGTTCCCAATTTAATTATTTTTAATTTGTTTTTTGTTTCGTTGGTGTGTTTACGACCGATATTAGCTTTTCTGAGCTTTTCGATAACTTCCGGGGTCATTTCCACCTTTCCAGCTATAAAACTTAAATTATAACATTTATTTGGTTCGAGTTTTGCAATATCTAAATATTTTTGTTCAGTTATTAATAACTCACCGATATTCGTCAGTTCTACTATTTCCCATACAAAATTTTCACTTCCATATTTATTCCACGCACGTTGTAAACGGATGTTAGGGTGTGTTTTGGAATTAAGCATATATTTATGTGTCACCCATCTACCCTTGTATTTTGAGTTGATGTCTTTTGAACTTCCCACATAATACTTTCCGGTCACCTTATTCACTATTTTGTATATCCCGCTGAGTTTCCCAATATCGTTCCATTCTTTTTTTATTACATTTATCTCGGTTTCTTTGATAATATCGTTTGGAACGTTCGTTTGATTGTTTTCGACGATATTCGACTGTTCGGTTAAGTTTTTTTCTTCCCATATCATGATTATAAATATAACGTGAAAACATAAAACGTGAAAGAATCTTGACTTTTTGGTGAGAGTAGTCGATACTAGATTCAGATTAATAAAAATGAACACACCTGAGAGTTTATACGAAGTCTGGCTTAACACTCGGAATATAACCACCGTTTATGATGAAGCGATTGAACGGTATGAAGGTGATATAAAGGGTTATGAATGGTCCATTCGTGAACAGGAATGGTTGGATATAAGTAAACCGGTTAAAGAACATAATTTAAAAATATTAAAAAAAGAGTTACGTAAAGTTAAATCGAAATTGACTAAAACTCTAAAAATCAGAAAAGAGATAGTAAAATGAAAATAAAAGTATCAGATTTTAAATGTGACGCCATACTATGTTTGGAGATGTGTAAATTTAGTAGTACATGTGCAAACCACGACTCAGCTGGTGACTTTCGTAACGAAGGTGGATTTAAACCAGAACTTATAATGGTTGATAATGAAGTACATTGTGAGACGTATAACCAAGAAATATCAGATTATGACGATTGTGGTAATCTACCAAAAAATCATGGACAATTGTCGAGTGGTTTGGTTGTTTGGGATGATATCAAATCACCGGATTTGAGTGTTTCTTTGGAAAGTATTTTTGGCCCCACATACAGACTTACTATATCTGCTGATGGTAAGGAATTCATGGGAATGAGTGTGAAGGGCACAGCTCCAAAAAGAAGTGGTGAAATTTTGCCAGTATTAAAAGAGATTGTCCGTATGTTAGAGGCTCCTGATTTGCCCGATGAATGGGTTTTAGGTAAATATTCCCCAACCGTGTCTACGGTTAAAGGAGTTGGTGAGGGTGCAAAAGCTTTTCTAGAAGCAAATCCAGATTTTTGGCCGGGAGTTTCGGATAAAATACCAGATTCCGGCGTGGAGATAGACAATAATGTTCCTGTTTCTAAATTAACCAAGGATTTGGAAAGTATTGGTGTCGAGCAGTCAAAACGGATGGATGGATTAATATGATATTTACTATCTATTTAATTATTGGGATTATTATGGCGATATATGCGTGTATAAACCAATCAAAGTATTTCCCAGATAGAACTTGCTTTTTGGATTATGCGTTGTGTTTTTCGGCCAATGTTTTGTTGTGGCCAATATCTATATATTTCATCTATGTCAATTATATAAATAAATAATTATAATGATTCTAGTTTACATTTTAATTGGGATAGTCTGGTCTTTGGTGTTATCATTTCTACAACGTAAAAATTTTAACAATGGTGTAGATTTACTATCAATTGTCTTGTTCTTTTTAATCAATATGATACTGTGGCCGGTGTCGATGTTTAGTTTACATTTACAGTCGAATAAGAAATTATGAGTGATTTATTGTATAATGAAGTTCCGGTGGTTGGAAATGAGTATAAAAAAGGTGATTGGGAAAAAATTGCAATCCACGATGAAAACAGTATCAAGGGTTTCTTCGGAGATTTTAGGTGGTTAAGCAATTTTTACACCACTCCAGTATATTATGATGGGCTTTTGTATAAAAGTTCCGAAAACGCATATCAAGCAGCCAAACTACTTCCACACTATCGGGTAGAATTACAAACCGTTAGTGCATCAACTGCCAAAAGATTGTGGAAGTCTTTTGGTGAGGATAGTCTTTATGACGATACTCCCGATGCTTGGGATGATAGAAAATATGACGTAATGAGTGTCATTCTATTTGATAAATTTTATCGGAATGTCTTATTGCGTGAGAAGCTATTAGAAACAGATGATAAATTCCTAGAAGAAACTAATTGGTGGAAGGATGTGTACTGGGGGGTTGACGCCAAATTGGGTGGTGAAAACAATTTGGGTAAAATTCTCATGAAAATTAGGACGTATTGGAAAGTTTAATTTATGAAATCAATTTTGATTTCAACATTAATATTGTTTTTGGTTGGTTGTGCAACGGTCTATTCTCCAACAAGATATGAAGTTGCATATAATGAATTGAAATCCAAGTATCCATCATGTAACGTCCTATCAACCAACACCCACGTCACGTTTTTGATGGAAAATGGTGGAATCCACTATTTTGTTCGATTCGACAATGTTGGTAAAATAACCAGAATCACCAAACACAATTCTCTGGACAAATAAAAAAACCATGATAGGGTTTTTATATGAAAGAAAAAGCAACTGCACCAGAACAAAAAACTGAACGGTTTGAGGTAAAGAGTGGTGATTGGGACTTCAAAGCTCCTGCAAATTTTCGTGGTTGGGAAGACCAAATAAAGGGTTTGTTTGGAAACGAATCCTATGTTGGAACTGACCACTGCGTTCTCTTGGTTGAATACTCACCAAAATTAGTTCAACTGTTACGTCCGTTTCCAGACCCGAATGTTGTTGAAAAGGTCAACTTCAAGTTGTATGATGACGTTTTAAGTGAACGTGCAAAGAGTGGAAAATGGGTTGTGAAATCCACGACTCGTAAACTGGTATTGGAGTAAAATAACATGAATAGAGTAATACAAAATGCGGTCAAAATCACCGAGGATGGTGTTGTCACCTATCTGCGGTCATCACATCGTCACGATTATGTCGTTCACACCTTCAAGAATGGTGGACGATATGCACTCGACGGTGGATTGGATTATTGTAAAGTTGGAACGAGTAACATTCCAGACAACGCCACCATTGAACCATTTTCCGTGGTTGATACTGATAATTTCACAACTATTGCGGATAGACTTCTTTGGGGAACAAGGGGACCATCTGGTAACGACAAAATCCGTATTGTGCCATTTAAAGAATTGACTTTGGACCACCTTCAAGCTATATTGGATTATAACGATACGTTGACAACGAAGTTGAGTGACATTCAAGTTGACGTTATCAATCATTGGATTAAAGAAAGACTAACAAGTAAAAATTATGGGACTATTTAAGAAAGCACCACCGGTTATTGAATCAAAAACTCCTGAGTATCAATCACAATATTTGATTGGTATGGACGCGGAGAGAGATTCTATCAAATTTTGTTTGACACCACGATTTGTAGATAGCATTGTTGGAGTCGAACGTGTCGATATTGGAACGCCACACGAAAGAACCACAATCACGTATATTCGTGACGATGAATCCACAAAGTCATCGGAGTTTTATATGGCAATCAGTCGCAAACAACACAATGCGTTTGTGGATAGAATGGTCAAAGACAAACAAGCAATTTCAGGGGATTAATTTATGACAGTTGGAATTCTTATTTTTGTGTTAATTGTAATTGCAATTGCAATTTTCAACTACAAAACTTTTTATGGAGATATGGGAACAACAGTTTTGATGACGTTGTTGTTATCAATGTTTCCATTAATGTTGTTTATGATAGTCACACCGTCATATAAACAATCTGAAATAACAACGAACGTCGTTCAGGGTGAACATAATACATTTGTGGAATATTTTGCACAGGGTCAACCTAAACATGTGGTATTTCCAAAAATATCTGAGAATGCAATGAAACGTGCTAAGTTTTATAAACGTGATTACTACAATCTTTTCTCTCAAGAATTCAGAAGTGAAGTCGTCGCACTATACGGTGAATAAATAACATGAATCTCCGAACCCTCATAAACAAATGTCATTTACCAGACGTCTATACATACATCTTTAACAAGGAATCTGATGCGTATAGTCGTGGAGTCAATCTGGACAAAATTATTTTGGCATATTCCAAGGTTATTGAGGATTTGAAGTCAAGACCCGAAATGTCGGTAGATACGAAAATATCGGTTGATTATGATATTGATTGGTATTGGGATTATTTGAAACAACACCCCGACAAAAAAACTAAGGAGGATAGTGATAATATTGAAGATTACAAGTATATCAACGTATCGTTATTGAATTCCGAATATGAGTCTGAACCACCTTCCAATCTAGCACCTTGGGGTGGAAGTTCGGATAATAAAAACGATTGTCCAGAAGGTTATTACAATCTCAATTACAAAGGTTATCAGAAACGTTACGGAATATCCGGTCAATACTGGACGGAGTTTGTGAATATGGAAATTGTGAATAACGACAATTTGGATGATTCTGATTTGTTGGCTGAGATTCTTTGGGAATTGACATTCCATGGGTTTACGGAGAAAGTTTCCACCGAATTTTGGGAAGAAATGGGTCGTCGTGTCAAAGAAATTGACGAGAATAATCCTTAAATTGATGGAATAGTTGTATGAGTGACTCGAAATTGAATTTTAACTTAGACCGAATTCATATTAATGAGTTTAGTAAAATGACACATGAAAATGTTAGTCGAGATGACCTACTTAAAGACGTATTTGACCCACTATATGTGGATAAATTTTTTCCCATTCAATTAGACCAAGAGGTTAGATTGGAACATTTTTATGAACGACAATAGATGTCCAAAGTGCGGTGTGCTATTCTGTATCTACCCAAAACCGGAAGATTCGGATTACTGTTTAATGTGCGCATATAAAGAATTGCAACACATGCGTCGTGATTACCGAACTGCAAGTGAACAGTGGAATCAATACAGAAAACTTTACACTACAAATTGATATGAATAATAGAGAAACACATTTTAGAGTTTGGGATACTGATAGTAAAAAATTTTGGAATGGTCCATTTAATAATTATTTAAACGAAATTTTTGAAAAAAAGAGATTTATTTTTCAACAATATACCGGATTAAAAGACAAAAACGGTGTAAGAATTTATGATGGTGATATTTTAAAAGAAACCCACTATGAAGATTGGACCGATGAAAATGGATTTGAATATTTGGGTGTGGTGAGACATAAAGTTTACTCTAATAATGATGCTGGTAATCAGTTTTCAGGTTTCGTAACATTTCCTAATTTAAATGAAAATAAAGAATATAGTGGAAATCCAATAAAGACAAATTGTGAAATTGTCGGGAATATCTTTGAAAACCCCGATTTAATTAAACAAACCTTGGAATAAAAACTTCTTCTTTTTTCTTTACCTTTCTTGTAATACTCTTGAACTGACATATGAAGATTTTATCGAAGGTAAAGACTATCAAATCAAAGACTGGTGAATTGCATTTTGAGAGATTTGCAATCATTGAGTTGTCACGATTCGCTATCTACATTCACCGTATTCATAAGGAGGATAAGGATTTACACCTACACAGTCACCCATGGAATTTTTGGTCAATGATTTTGAGTGGTGAGTATTACGAGAAATACATTGGTCGGGATGTTTTTTACGAACCGCAAGAATTCACACGTATTCGTGATAAATGGTCAGTGTCAAAGGCCGATAGAAGTTTTTATCATAAGATACTTGCTATTGTGAAGGGACCAGTATATACTCTATTCGTTACGTGGGGAAAACACGAACCGTGGTATTATATGGTCGATGAGGAAAAAATCGAATCGACAAAATATCGTGAAATGAAGAATACAACCGGATTCAAATAATTATGACTGGATATACTGCAGTATTACAAGAGGGTGACGTATCACTTAAACAATTTGTGTTGACTTGTGCGCGAGCATTTGGTCCATGTATTGAACAACGTGATGAAAATTCTGACGTTCCTCCACGAAAAGTTGAGTTGGACGTTTCCTATGAACAATCGGAAATTGAACGATTGAAGAATGAAGAATACACTCTCACAGACTTTGAGGAATACGTTGCAAAACAACGTGAGTATTATGTGACCACCAAGAATAAAAAGAAGGTCATTAAGAAAAAATATCAAGAAATGTTGACTCAGGTTAAAAATTGGTCACCACCAACGGAATCCCATACTCCATTGAAGAATTTCATGATTTCGCAGATTGAAGATTCTATCGAATTCGATTGTAAAATGAAGTATTATGATGATGAACAACGTCGTCTTGGTGAATTGACGTTTGGAGAATGGCAATCCACTATGATTGAATGCCGTGATAAAGCTCTCAGAAACATGAATATTTCGATTGAAGAGAAAACACGAAACGTCAAATTCCAAAACGAATGGATTGACAAACTCTACGCTAGCCTATAAAGTATGAAAATAACCAGAGAACGACGTATTGAATTGACAGATGGAAATATGGTCATTACGTGGGACGAAAGATTCTATTCCGATAGAGTCCAGATAAATGTCAAAAATGATACATATAGAGGTGATAGTCTCATTATTAAAATCAGTGAAATCGACAAACTTATCGAGACATTAAAATCAATGAAAGAGACGTTGAAAACAGACAAAATTATATGAAAACGACAAGACAAGGTGCATTTGAAACCAACAGTAGTTCATCTCACAGCATCACGATTAATGATAAGAATGTCCTTTTGGACAGCATTACTCCCGATGCGAATGGTGTGATTACTTTGTATGGTGGTGAATTTGGTTGGGAATATGCGAAATATACCGACCCTATCACCAAGGCCAATTATTGTGCAATTGATGCGCAACATAATGAAGAAATGATAAATATGCTCCGTGAGGTTATTATGGAACATACCGGAGCCAAGGATGTCGTCATTAAATTTTCAACTGATTGGAATAGTCCAGACCATTCCTACATTGACCATCAAAGTATGGGAACCAGTAACACCGCATTTGTCAGTAAAGACCAATTGAAGAATTTCATTTTCAATGTCAAGAGTGTTCTTTACACCGGAAATGATAATGATAGTGGTCCTCCAAATTTCTACGATGAAGATGTAGATTCGATGACGTATTATGTTTCTCTCGAAGGAACATCTGGTGGTAAATGTTATATTCATGAAAAGGATATTGATAACAAAGAAAAATTGACAAAAATTCTATGTAATCTCTATAGAGAAAATGTCAACAATGAATATTCATCTTGGAATCAATCTCATAACTTCATGACATATGAAGAAAGAAAAAGTCACTATTATCACATGGATTATAGGTCTGGTGACGAGGGTATCGACTTTGATAAAAAGACGGTGAGACTTGTTAGAGAATCGTATCTATATGATGGTGAGGGTAATTTAAAAGAACGAAAAGTTGACGCTGAAAAATTCATCAAGTTTGAAGTTCTTCCTCGATAAAATCGGTTGACTTTATCTAAAACCTAGATATAGTGACGTCAATGAATGTTTTGAACAAATACATCAATGGTAACTACACAGTAACCATCTTTGATGATGGAACCAAGGAACGGGAGTATGAAGGTATTCCCGTTCCTAAATGGCCCGAATCATGTGATGTGAAGGTGACTGATTACTGTGATGCGAATTGTCCGTTTTGTTTTCACCCCGATTCCGAAGTAATGACATTATTAGGAAACAAAAAAATATCAGAATTGGTGGTTGGTCAATTGATATATTCTTTTGATGAAACTAAAAAACAGATAGAACTATCTACAATAGAACAGGTTATAACTAAAAATGTAGATGAAAAGTTGATTGTAATTGAATTAGAAAATGGGAAAGTCATCAAATGTACCTATAATCATGAAATTTTTACAAATAATCGTGGTTGGGTAGAAGCATCTAAACTTTCAATAGAAGACGATATAAATCACATTTTATAATTGGTTTTAGATACTTATATCTATAATGAATAGATATATAACAAATTTAAAATTAAAAACGTGCCATATTTGTAATTCCACATTTAATGGAACACGACATAGAAAAACATGTTCTCCAGAATGTACTAGAAAATCAAAATTAAATGGAATGGTTAAGGTATTCCATCGTAAATTTTGTAAAGATTGTAATATTTTAATTTCCGAAAAAATTAAATTTGGATCTCTTGCAAAAGAAATAAACAATAACAATAAAAGATGTAAAAAATGTTCGGATATAAATCGACACAATTGGTATATCAATAGAAACAAAATTAAATCCGAAGCAAATAAGAAAAGTAATGGTAAAAAAATGGAAACCTTAAAACATCGGATGAAGATTAATAATCCAATGTTTAAATCGGAGACAAGATTAAAAGTTAAAAAAACTTTAGATGAAAAAATAAAATCTGGAATTATAAAATACAAAACTGGTCCAGAACACCATCTATGGAAAGGAAATCGTCAAAATAACAGTGTAATTAGAACAAGATTGAAAAATTGGAAAAAATCAGTATTGGAGAAATTTGATTACAAGTGTTATCATTGTGAATCTAATATAAATTTAGAAATACATCACATAGAACCATTAAGAAATATCATAAAAAAATTCACAGATAAACCGTTAAAAGAATACAATCAAGATTCCAAAGAATTTGAAAATTTAATTTTTATCTTGATTAATTATCATTTCAATAGTAATATTGGCGTATGTTTATGTGATAAGTGTCATTCGCAAGTGGATAAATTTAGAAAACAAACTTTTATTAATGAAAATTAAATCAATTAGTCGAGAAAAATATACTGGTGTTGTCTATGATTTGACCGTGGTTAAAAATCATAATTATTTTGTTTCTAATTGTTTGGTACACAACTGTCACGAAAAATCAACCGTGGATGGACTTCATGGTGATGAAGAATTGGGATTGAATCTATTTCGAGACTTGCCAGCCGGTGCAGAACTTGCTATTGGTGGTGGTAATCCTTTGAGTTGGGATGGTTTGTATAGATTTACCGACACCATGAAAGAACGGGGTGTAATCTGTAACATCACCGTCAATAGTGTTCACGTTCGTAAATTCGATTCTCTAATCGAAAGTATGGTTCAAGACAAAACCATTCACGGTCTTGGTATCAGTTACTTCCGAGCATTACTGCACAATTGTCTCCCATTCACTAAGATGACTCCAAATGTCGTATTTCACGTCATTATGGGTGTTCATACCATTGAGGATTTGCGACACATTATCAAGACAGTTCCCAACGCAAAAGTGTTGTTGTTGGGATACAAACAATATGGTCGTGGTGAAAAATACTTCTCCCCAACCATTGAGAAAAATTTGTATGATTGGTATGTGACTTTGCATGAATTTTTCAAGGTCAAGGATTTGACTCTCAGTTTTGATAACTTGGGAATCAAACAAATGAAGCTGGAGAGATTCTTTGATAAAGAACAATGGAATCAATTTTACATGGGTGACGATGGAAAGTTCACACTTTTTGTCGATTTAGTTAAACTAGAATATTGTAAATCTTCAACCACACCAATACGATATAAAATTGAAAAAGACGATAATTCTGAGTCTATTTTTAGAAAAATTAGAGAAATAGGATAATGATATATATTTATATGGGTAATGAGTAAAAATTATCACATATATAGAATAAAAAATATTCTCACAAATAAAGTTTATGTCGGAATGACAACATGTTTAACAAATCGTTGGAAAAGACATCTAAAACTGTTAAAGTGGAATAAACATCATAGTGTAAAATTGCAAAGAAGTTATAATAAATATGGCGTTGAAAATTTTACATTTGAGAAAATATCGTCACACATCTGTTCATTATCCGAAATACGGTTGATAGAAATAAAAATCATAAAGATAGAAAATTCTTATCATGATGGGTATAATTGTACAGAAGGTGGAGATTGTTATACACATAAACTTGGTAAATTACATCCTCTTTCAAAACCTTTACATCAATATGATTTAGATGGAAATTGGATTAAAACTTGGGAATCCCGTTCTCTCGCAGTTGGTGAATTAAAAAAAGAAATATCGGTGACCAAATCAAAAAAACCAAAAATTTCACACAATCATATATGGTCATACGATTTCTACGGACCATTAACACGTCGTTTTCATAAAGTGTTTAAGTATTCTCTCAATGGTCTATTCATATCATCTTATGTCAATTGTCAACATGCGGCTAAGGTAAATAAATTAAATTCATCAAATATAGACCGATGCATCCGAGGAAAGACAAAAACTGCATATGGGTATCAGTGGAATTCTAAGTATTGTGATAAAATTTGTGAAGTAATTCCCAATAATCATGATAAAATAGTAAAACAGTCGGGAAAACGTATAGTGCAATATGACATTTATGGTAATTTAATTAACTCATTTCCATCATTAGGGAAAGCCGCTTTATCGGTTTCTGGAAACTACGAAAATATATCAAAATGCTGTAACGGTCACAGTAAAACCGCATATGGGTATATCTGGTCGTTTGAAAAGAGTTGACATTGTATAAACATGTGATAAAAATTAAGAAGTCTATGATTCGTTTTAATAATCTTGTTCATCAATTTAGAGTATTGGATGATATTAAATCGTTGCCACCAAGTGGAACGGTGAGGACAAACGTAACTCCCAATCTTCGTGCTGATAAGGTGGCGTTTTTCGACGGAAAAGATGAAGCCTAAACGTATTTTCAAAGTCACACGTAATCCAGATGATTATGATGAACTTCGAGATGTGAACTATGTAAAGGAGAACTTTGCATCGGTAATCAATGTCTCTGATACAGAGTGTCTTACGTTTAAATATATGGAATCTGGAATACCTAGTTACTGGTTTCCAATCCACGAAACTTGGCATTGGGGTTATGGCCCATTTTACGCAACTGCGAAAATTCACGACCAAAACACGACTGGCAAACCAATCCTCATTCACTGTCACGCAGGAGCCAATAGGTCTGTCACGGTTGCTTACTGTGTGTTGAAGTCTCTTGGACGAACCGATGAAGAATGTAATCGTGAAATTGGTAGAGATGCCAAGTTTCAATATGATATGAATATCTATAAGGGATACATACCTCATGACGTTATCGACTTTTTATATGGTCGTTACGAAAAACCTACATACTCTATTGGTGGATTACTGCAAAATATCGGAAGTCCCAACATTTTTTTAAAGAAAAAAGAAATCACAATCACTAAATAAAAACCATTGACAAAATAAACAAACCATAGTAAAACTTAAAACCTAGATATGACAGCTCCAAATACTGAAACACCAAAGTATAAACTAACCGAAGAACATCGAGCACAACTTGACCCATGGGCAAAGAGATGGGTTAAAAACGCATTGTCAACCGACGCAATGACGGATGACGACAAGTTGGATTGTGTGAAGTATGTTCGTGAAATGTATAAAGCAGCTGATGTTGCTGAACCCAAGGATATTTTCTTTGTCAAGAGTCCATTTGCATTGGCTCTCGCGGGTGGATTTTGTTTGGCGGCTGACCGACTTGGTGCCGCTAGTAAGTTCACGAAGTCTGAAATTGTGAATCACATCAACTCTCTTGAAGGTCCAATCGTTTCCGACGAGAAGTGGTATTCAACCAAATACGACAAACGTGCGTTGTCTGAATATTTTGGGTTTGGTCAAAGTGGATTGGACGCAATTAAGGAAGTCCACGACATGTGGAATGGTGGTAATCAATGGAGTGGTTGGATTAGTTATATTTCCTTCTTCCGATACGTCGCCAAGTTGGACATCGACTATACCAAGTGGAATCCATATGAAAAACTCGCTGAGTTGTCTGGACCACGTATTGTTCATGAGAATTTCTGTATTATTTCCGATAAGCCAGAGGTTTTGAAGTTGAATTCGACGGATGCTCCCCACAACGAAACCGGACCATTCTGTAAGTGGCGGGACGGTTCTGCTCTATACTGTCACAACGGTGTACGAGTTCCTGCTTACGTCATTGAATCGCCACAAACCATTACGGTTGAGGATATTGAACAAGAAACGAACGCGGAAGTCCGTCGTGTCAAAATCACCAAGTATGGTCAAGAGAAGTTCATTCTTGATAGTAAGTCGGACGTTGTTCACACCGACGACTTTGGAACATTGTATAAAAAGTCAATGTCCAACGATGAACCAATGATGATGGTCAAGGTGGTTAATTCGACACCCGAACCAGATGGTTCATTCAAAGATTATTTCATCCGAGTTGACCCGAACGCATACGGTGGTTTACAAACCGCCAGAGCCGCTGTGGCCTCCACTTGGAGAAAAGAAGATGGTTCGATGTTATTTCCTCGACCAGAAGATTATGTCTTGGAAGTAGAGACTTAATTCGGTAAACAAACTAGTTATTAATACAAATATTATGAAAAACAACACATATCGACAGGGAGATGTTCTATTGGTTCCAACCAATGAAATTCCAACAACACTCAAAGTCACTGAACGTGTCACATTGGCACTCGGTGAAGTAACCGGACATCATCACAGCATCCTCGACGGTTCTACCGTTGGTTATGCCGCTGATGCAGAGGGACTATGTGAATACCTCGAAGTCAAGTCCTCCGCTGGTGGACAATTGACTCACCAAGAACACAGCACCATTGTTTTGCCGAAGGGTAAATACAAGGTTGTGAAGCAAGTGGAATACACTCCTGCTGCCTTGGTCAACGTCCGAGACTAAGTTGATTAGTCTCAATTAAAATTCAGTGTTTGTGGGGATATGGTTTATTCCAATCCCCACCAACTTTTTGTAAAATGAAAAAGAAAGAGTTTTGGTCAGCATCTTTTAAAACGCAAAGAATTTATTCCGATATGGATAGGGTTATTGATACTAAGAAAGATAATACTTTCTGTTTAGTATTTAACTCAACAAATAAATATCCACAGATCCATACGCATGTGGAGTTATACGAAGGTATTTATGAATTTATTAGTTAATAGAAATATTCAATTTCTAAACAAAATTGATTATATCAAACCTTTTACAAAACTGCGCATTTCATATGCGATAACAGAAAAATATGTTGTAAAGGTAATTGATGAAGCGGATATTTGGTCCGGTTTAAAGATTTTTGGAAATCCCAAAGATATATTCAGCAATTCATCGAAACCATATAGTGAATTTATTTTTTAGTAACCATGACTTATCGAAGTTGTCAAGAATATGATGAAAACACCAAACGTCTATAATTTAATTGAAGATCGAATTTACAAAACAGTTAATGCACAAATAACTAAAAACTGTGAAGATGGTGCTTGGATGGAATGTTTTTCTACATGTGAAACGAGTAAAGGTGGGGATGATTACGATTTCGCAACGGTTAGAAATGGTGTATGCGAATTTACGTTGGGGCTGACCACTGGGGCTGCGGATGAGCAGATAACGAAATATATCATCGACAAACCGAGATATTGGCTGAAATCGTAGATTCGGATTGTCTATTTATTGTTACTGTATTTTGCATCTCAAGGCATTCCTATCCAATTTAGAGATAGTGATGATTTTTTGTATGAGTAAGAAATCAAAGAAATTGAAAAGTTATAACGTTAACACACTAAACGATTTTTCACACCGAACGTCTAATAGTTTAGAGTGGGGGCATGAAAATGAATCCATTCCCATGTTGATTCACATTGATATAGTCCACACGTTAAACGACATGTCATATGATGTGCGTGAGGAATTTCGTATTGACAATATAACAATCCATGGTAAATTGAAGTCAGATTATGAAAACCAAAATTGACACATTAATTCTCGAAGCACGTAAATCACGTAATACCCCTCATTTGGCTGCGTATCAATACGTCAAATCGGCGATTCAAACTACCGAGGGTAGAGATACGGTGTTGCCCGATGGTAAGGTAGTTCCAACAGTGTTGTCCGATGTGGATGTTTTGAAGGTCATTGAGAAGGAGATTAAGTCTCTCAACGAAATGATTGAAAACAAAATTGCACATAACAACGAATCGGAAATGGTGACGGTTTTGTTGAAACTTCTTCCAGCCAAGGTTGAGGTTTCCCAATACGATTCGATTGTCACTACCGCAATTACAACAGTTGGTGCAACCACTCCAAAAGATATGGGTAAGGTCATGGCTGAAATCAAGAAGGTCTATGGTTCAACCGTTGACAACAAGGTAATCAGTGAAGTGGTTAAATCCAAATTGAAATAACCTCTATATGAGTCAAGAAATCAAAATCCAAAAAGATTTGACAGTGAAGTTGGATTGTGGTAATTTCCATATACATGGTGGAAAGGGTATGACGACGGTGCGAAATGGGAAGCAAGAGATTGTTTTCTACACTCCCGAAGTTGATACTCTCATAAATATGTTGAATAAACTGAAAGAAGAGTTGAAATGAAAAAACAACAACTATTTGATGCTATTAATAATCTAGCTAAAGACCTTGGATTATACCATTGGATTGAAATAAATGACTTGGTTCATGTTCCTATGGCTATGAATACTCTTTCATCTGTGGCTTGGTATAAAAATTTTCCAGAAAATAACAATACTAAACTAATCCGAGAACAATTGGATAATCTTTGGATACGTGGTGGCATGAAATTTTTAGATTAAAATCATGAAAAAATCTGATTTAAATAAACTAAACGAAATAATCGGTAAGATGACCGATTTAGAAGTTGCTATTGCTCAACATTCTCATTTTTCTGGTGTCTATGGTGTGGCTACACAAGCAAAGCAATTAGAATGGTTCAATAGTTTAAGCAAAATAACTAGTGAATTGGATACATTTTATAAAGAACAAGCAAAGATAAAATAAATATGGCACAACCTGAAAAATTGATAGAATTTTATTACACATACTATTGGAAAACCCATGAAATTTAGAATAATCCAGTCCGAATCCGATGATAGATACTATGTCCAAGTTGAAACGAAATTTTTGTTTTGGAAATCTTGGAGATATTATGACAGGGATGTATATGGATTTACAAATCCTACATCTGGATTTGTAAATTTATTGTCTGCCGAGTATTTCGTGGCAGCAGTAATTGCTCGTGAACAGAATGAAATCGAGGCAGATAAAAAACGGGGATTTAAGGTGATAAAGGAAATAGAATTATGAAAGATACACTTGGCGATAGAATGAAAATTTTCATTCTTTATCCCATTCGGTTTAATATATATTAATATGAAGAAATTCTATGTATATATTTATTTAGACCAGCGAAAACATGGCAAGTGGATTTTTAAAGATAAAGTTTTTAGCTATCAGCCATTCTACGTAGGAAAGGGAACAAATAAAAGAGATATCTCGCATTTATGCCCGTATATGTTGAATAAAAAAACATATAAATCATCAACAATAAAATCAATCATTTCAGAAACTGGTGAATTACCGATACATGAAAGAATATACGAAAATTTAACAGAAGCAGAAGCTATTTCAATAGAAAAAGATATAATCAAACATTTTAAACGAAAAGATTTATTCACGAGTGGTATTTTATGTAATCACACAGATGGTGGTGATGGTGTAGTTAATCTCTCAAATGAGATTAGAAATAATATGGGTAAGAAATTCCAAAAACCCGTATATCAATACGATTTAGATGGTAATTTTATTAAAAAATGGGATTCTTTAACATCTGTTTCAAATATAGTAGAAACTATTTCTAATATATCTACTGCTATAAAAAGAAATGGAACTTGTGCAGGGTTTCGATGGTCTTATGAAGATAAAGGAAAAAAAATCGAAAAAACAATAAAATATCAGATGCCTATAAAATACAAAAATATTCATCAAATTTCAATAGATGGCGGGACTACTGTGGCAGTCCATAAAAGTGCATTGGAAGCAGCTACCAGTTTAAACTTGACAAACAGATGCGCCCGTAATAAGATAACAGAGGCTGTTAAAAAAGGAACAACTGCATATGGATATAAATGGAAAATATAAAAAAGACGCATTAGGTATGCGTATAAAATCTAGTTACGAGGATAGAACTAGATACTCTCTACCTCGTAGAACATATACAATTATTCGTTTAGACGGAAAAGCATTTCATACTTACACAAAAGGGTTGAAAAAACCATTTGATAAAGAATTGATTGATGATTTGGACAATACTGTAAAAGCAATCCTTCCTCAAATACAAGGGGCAGTATTCGCATATGTTCAAAGCGATGAAATCTCAATTCTCTTGACTGATTTTGAAAAGGATACTACTGATGCGTGGTTTGATGGTAATATTCAGAAAATCTGTTCTGTGTCAGCAAGTTTGATGACTGCTGAGTTTAACCAATATAGGTTTAAAACTTGGCTTAAAGAGTATTCCAAAGCATTATCTGAATCGGATTTACATACATTTTCAGACGGACAAGTGGTGGGTATCGAAGAATTTCGTCCTGCGGCATTCGATTCCCGTGTATTCACCATTCCCGATAGAACGGAAGTGATGAACTACTTTATTTGGAGAAATCAAGACTGCACACGTAACAGTGTCAGTATGGTGGCCCAAAGTCTATACAGTCACAAGGAATTGCACGGTAAGAACAGTTCTCAACTCCAAGAAATGATTTTCCAAAAGGGAATCAATTGGGCTGACTATGACCCAAGTTTGAAGAATGGTCGTGTCATTATCAAAGAGAAAGTGTTTGATTTGGATGAAATAACTCCTGAGAACATTGCACCACCCGCAAGAACTCGATGGACATCACAACCTGCGTGGAAATTCACACAGGACAAGGATAAGTTGTTGACCATGATTCCCGAATACCAATATGATTAAAATTGAAAATGAGAAACGTGTTCCGGCTATTTTAGCCAAGGCTGCACGTGATTATTGTGAATCCATCGGTGCGATAGAGATTTACAATATCGCAACTTTATGCGATAGAGACTATCGTATTATGTATTATATCATGGAAGGTGAAAAACGAGTGATGCGAGCGGTCATTCTACAAACTCCCGAAGAATACAACCGATGAATCCACTACCACAAATGTATTGTCTGGTTGCGATGGACGAACTACGTGATTGTAAAAATTTCGGAGAAACGTTTGTGCATTTGAAGATGCACTTTTTCCGAACATATCAATCAGGTGTCATCTTCTCTACTCGGTTTGGTGCTGAATTCTTCAATGAGGTTTATTATCGAATTGTCAACAATAAACCCATTGTTGCGGAGAAGGGAAGTCTATTGGGTGAGTTTGATAAGAATTTTAATGCGTGGTTAAAAACTGTGGTCAATGATTAATATGAAAAAATTGAAATTGTGGTGGGGATGGTTTTTTCATCCAAATGAAACAATCCGTGAAGAACGTAAAGTGGTTGTTTGGGAATTTAACCCGGATGAAACCATATCGGCATTTGATTTATACCAATGTCGGAAACGACAAATTGTATTCAATACTATAGATGAATATTTAAAACACAATGAGTTGTGGTATAATGGACTCACACCCTCTGCTAAAAAATATCTCAAACCAGTTGAGGTAACATTAACGGAAACGCGGTTGAAATACGAATAAATGAATACAAATCTAAAATTTAGAGCGTGGAATGCGTTTACAAAAAGTTTTTATACTAAACCGTTTTTAATTGGTTCGACGGGATTACCATTTATTTATAACGAGGAATACCTTCATATACTTCAATTCGGAAGTAAAGGGAAATATCATGGAATCTCCAGAACTATTAACTAAATATGACTAAATATAAATGGATTGAATTGACCGAGGATGATGTGGTACAATTTGAGAAAATTATCAAAGAAACTGAATTGAATGCCAAACATACTTTCAAAGATGATGAAGATGGTCCCGATGGGCGTTTTGATGATATGAGTCGTGAGGATGTGATTAAACGAGCCGAACAATCGGCCAAAGATTTATTGAGATATGAAAATTAATTGTGATAAATGTGGAAAGGTTTTGGATAAACCGGGAGCCTTGGTTTTTTCCCCACCATCTAATAATGCGTTGGTTGGTCAATCAACATTGAAGTTTCATTTTTGTGTGGGTTGTTGGGATTTACACTTGAAACCAATGGTATCCACGTTTAGACTTCGTACTATCGAAGAAGATGACGTCGAAGAAGATAATCATATTGGAATATAATATATGAATACAAATCAAAACGGTAAGGGTGATGCTCCACGGAATTGTTTTAGTGAAGAGTATCGTCAGAATTATGACCTTGTGTTTCGTAAAGTAAAACCGGTTATTAAACGAAAATCCAAAAAACAAGTGAGTGTTCCAGTAGAGGGTGACGAGGGTCGTTTTGGTAAAACATTCATTGGGAATTCCTGTGACGTTTGTGAACCAAAAGTAAAAAAGGGATATAGTCTTTGGATTGAATGGGGACGTTGGTTCATCGCACCAACTGTGGATTCTAAACAATTTGGTCGCCACTCTTATGATGATGAAATGGCGACATATCATGGAATTCATGACTGTTCGTGTGGTTGTTATATGGGTTCTAGTGCGTCATCTGGTCCGGTTGACCCATTTGGTCCATGTCCAATGAATCAATTCAAAAAATGAACGAACGAATATACAGTCTCGACGATTACCGAGCATACGACATTATTCGTCGTGCATCTATTAAATTGACGAAACTCAAATACAACACGTATGTTGAAGTCACCTTTAACGAAACATATGGATACCAACTGTCCGTTCGGGGAGTCATATTTGCAAATTCCCACGATGAACAAGAAGCTTGGAGAATTCTCTTGGATTTATTGATGAAAGAGATACAATGATTGTCGAAACGTGTCCATTTTGCGGTGCAGGTAGAGATGTGACATCCGAAAGAATTCGTATCCCACATAAGTCGGATTGTTTCTTTCGAGGTGTCGTCCACCTATTTCCTCTCAATGAGACACAAGAATTTTTGACAAGATGGAACAAACGGGTTGACAAAAACAAAAAGAAGATATAGAATCTAAAAATATGAAAACACTAACAGAAATCAAACAACAAGTCGCTGACCTTCATAAACAAATTGAAGCTCTCAAGGAAACACTGCAACTATCTTTTAAGGAAGATTTGAAAGAACTACTACAAAAACATAAAGGTAAGTTTGATGAGATTTCCATGGGCATTAATAACCACGAATTTAATGATGGAGATTCAACCTATTTTAGTCTCTACTATGATGATTTGACACTCATATACACAAACGCTGATGGAGAATCAGTGGAATGTGGTGGTTATGGTGAAGAGTCTGACAATAAAGAAATGGAATCCATTCGTGAAGAGTTTTTTGAACTGTTTTCATCCTACGACGTGGATAATCTTCACGAAGAGATTTATGGTGGTGAATACGGAACTATTGCCATTCAAGGAGTAAAGTAAAATGTTGGAATTTTATAAACACGTAACGAGTGGAATATTTGAATATTTGATATTCGCATGCTTGATGGTGGGAACACTATTCACCATACAAATTATGGTGGTTGCCGCTATTCGAGTGGTTATCTCAGAATTCTTCACACAGAAGCTCGTACATAAACATTCGGTAAAAATTATGGCCGACCTTGACGCAGAAGAAAAAGAAGAAGTCAAGGCTATTTTGAAAGATTAATTACACTCACCTAATTCATAACCGACTGTCACACCAACTCCATCTTTCAGATGGAGTTTCTTTTTGCCCTGATATATCGCAATCAAATGTAGTTCCTTACATTGAAACGTCATATTCACATTAAATAGGTTTGCGATGGCATATTTACTAATAGATGAGAAATCTTCCTCCGATACACGGACACGACCATTGCACTTCAATAACTCTTTATAGGGAATGGTGAAGTCTTCACCAACTTTACAATCCAAGTTGATTTTCTCTGGAAAGAATAACAAGTCCATTTCTAAGGAATTTTCAATGGTGTCGGTTATGATAGTCAAATCGACAATCTTACCACTTAAAAATTTGCCAGATGTCGTCACCAAAACCACAGGGTTACATAGGAGTTTGTTTTCCCCATCTATTTCAGTCGGAACAGTTAAAACCGTAGATACTTCACGTATATCCATATGTTAATATATATCACAAATGAGTCATAATTTGATATTTATATGGTATGATGATACTAAACCCATATTTTTTTGAACCAGTTTCTTTGGGAGTTGATTTAACTGCCTATTGGAAATTAGATGAAACTACTGGCACACGTGCAGATGTATTTTCTATATCTGACTTAACCGATTTCAATAGTGTTGGGTTTGCAGCTGGTAAACAAAGTAATGCGGCTGAATTCGTTAGGTCATCTGAACAACGGCTTACAACCCCGTCTAACTCGTCTTTAACGGTTGGGGATATAGACTTCACATTTTCCATGTGGATTCGTCCTACGGGAACTGTGTCAGATGTACAGGGTGTTATAAACAAGTGGTATGATAACAGTGAAAGAGAGTATTGTTTATATCTCTCAGTGTTTACTCCAAATCGACTTTCTTTCATTGTTAGAGATGCGGCGAATACTACGGATACAAGTATAGATTCCACATTTGATTTAGTTGCGGATACGTGGTATCATGTTGTAATATACCATGACTCGGTGAATAATGAATTGGGTATAATTATAAACGACGGTACACCAGTTACAGTGAGTTACAGTTTGGGTGTTTATGATGGTAGTGTCAATCCAAGAGAATTCAGTGTAGGATGTGACCAAGACCCACCAGTAACCGGAAATAACAGCTATTTTGATGGTCGCATAGATGAGTTAGCAATGTGGAAACGTATGCTTACACCTGCTGAAATCACATATTTATACAACTCTGGAAACGGACTTACCTATCCATTTTAACGATTTGATTTAGCAAGTTGTGCCAACACGCTATTTGCTTTGTCAATTTCCAACTGCAATCTATCAATAGATGGTAAAGAATTATAATTACCTTCTTTAAGTTTTTGCACACCAATTGTGGATGCAATAGCACTTTTTGTTTGTGTTTCTTTTAACACCGCATTTAGGATATTTTTAGTAGCTTCGTTGACTTTTGTCAAAGCCAATACAAATGCTTCTTTATATTTCGTATTGGTTCTTTCATAACCCGCTTTTTTAATGACTACCAAATAATGTTCGGTCATCAAAGTCTTTTCCTTGGTTTCTTTCAACTCTTCCAACAATGGTCTTAATTCCTCTTCAATGTTTGAATACTTGGTTTTAAGTTCTTGTATTTTAGAACCCAACAAATCGATTTGGTCAGATAACAAACCAAATTCCTCAATTTTCTTCTCTAATTCGTGATCGGTTACTTGCATCTCCGATACCACCGATGTTTCATTCATCTCATTGACATGCTTTTGTACAAAATCACGGTTTGAATAATTCAACCAATCTAACTCTTCATGTGTCAGTGGTCTATAATCTTCTGATCCATCGATGTGGAAGTCACCCGCTGGATAATAAGCCATTGAAATGTATGCATCGGAAAAGTCGGGTGCATCTTGTGGGTCAATACCATCCACTTCAACATCTACAATTTTATTTAAATCCAGAATTGGTTCTTGGGTTATTTCTCCCAATACTTCTTTGATTATGGATTTTAGTTCGGACACTGTTATTTTATTCATATTGTTTCCTTTTCTGGTTGTTATTTTATTCATATTGTTTCCTTTTCTGGTGCAATGGTTTTTGGTTTCTTGACTTTATTCATAGTCATTCTAATTTTATACATGGTGATACCACCCCAATCCCACGTGCTTTCTGATTCGATATTCAACCAACCCAATGCCTCAGCTTTCTTTAACATACGGTAGGAAGTATCTTCCTTACAATCCGCAACAATTGTCTTGTCTCCAAATCCCTTCATAATATTGAAGAATTTCTTTGCACCGTTGATACTGAATCCACCAGCACATGCCAAGTCTTCAATTTGAACTTTATTAGGTCTGACACATGCCAATATATACCAATTGTCTCCGACGTAGATAAAGACTTCACTTACATCACACTCTAAATAGTTTGCAATGTCTTCAATACTAATATCATCACCGATATTTCGATTGATATATTGCATATATCGTGGGTAAGTTTTTGCTTCAATCTCCTTAACCTTCATCAAATCCGCATGACTGACGTTTTCGGTGAAAAATTCATTGAGTGTATGTTTTATAGACTCATCCACGATAGAGTCAACCGTTGGTTTGTTGTTCATAATTTCTCCCAATTTGATTTTTGATTTTGCGCTTTTCAAGTCAACTAATATTTGATATAAAGTTTCTTGTGCCCCAGTATAGTAGTCTCTAGGTCGCGTTCCAGGAAAGCGTGGTGGATTGGGCCATAAAAAGTGTTCTATTTTTTCTTTTCCAAGGATTTTAGGTATATACCATTTTTTAGAGGTATTACCCATATAATCGACTATATGAGAAATTTCTTTATCTGTCAATTTATTAAGATTTTCTCTACCCAACAATTCGGCGTAAGGCATCCATATACCATCCTCGCCCGTCAATAGAGTAGCTATTGTTCCTGCAGGTAGTAAATTTATTTTATCTTTACCGATAAGATTTATCATTAAACTATAATCTTTTGGAAGGGAATTTATCAACATACTAAGTAAGTAAGAATCGGCGTGAATTTTTCTGATATTTTCAATACCTAAAATCGGTATTACTGACCGAATGTTTTTTATGTTGTCGATAACCATACTCGCAATGGTATATTCGGAAACATCTTGTAATATTTCACGACCAAACACCTTAACCAGTTGTAATGGTGCTCGTGAAGTATATATAAGATTCGTATAATCAGATGGTTCCAATTTACTCTTTATAAAATCCGCACCCAAAATCTGTATAAGTTTTTCGGGATTTCGTGTTTTTAGTAAAACTTGGTTAACATTTTCACCACTCATTTTTTTGAGATTTTCTAAACCAACGGATTGAACCAATATATTCAAATCTGTCCGCATATTTAGAAATGACACAAGGAGGTATGCTATATCATCATCACCCAATTCATTAATTCTCTCCTGACCAATAAGACGAGCAATAATCGGAGCCTTTTCATCCGCAGAACGTATAAACGATTTAGTTAAGTAAGGTGTGATTACAATTTGATTTTGTTCAAAATATTGAAAAAGTGTTTGTAAAAATTCCATATCACTACTATTTTGAATTAGTAATGATAAATGGGTTGGGTCTAGTCTTTTTACTAACGTGTTAAAATCAATATGTTTGATAAATTGTAATGTATATGAGCTACTAATCAAATAGTCCATTATTTGATATACAGGAACGACTTGCCAAAATTGGGGATTGATAGCATCGAGAAATGCGTATAAATTCTCATCCTCACGAAATCTACTAATCATGGACATGATACTATTTGGTGTGAATGGATAACCAACTTTGTTAAAAAAAGTGTAAAGACTAATCACCGAATCAGCCCGACCTTCAATCTTCCCGGCGTTATACTTCGTATAGAATATTGTATCAATTTGCTCTTCATATAACTTTTTTATATTAGATTCACCAAGAAACTCAGCCATTTGAACAGCGTTATCTGCTTTTTGTAACATAAAACTAACGGATGAACTATTTAATTTATCAACTCCATTAGTCAGTAACATATTGTTTATAAATTCCGACGTAACACCCTCGTAATGAAGAAAATCATTTAAAGTACTTGATGAAAAACTTTGTATAATATCTGGACCAACTCTCTGTAATACATCAACGGGATTATCAGATGCACTAACAAATGTTTTAATTGCTTGTTCAAAGTTATATGAATCATCTTTAAATTTTTGAAAATTGTTTTTGAAAAATGATAACATGAAATTTCTATCTTCGGGGGAAGCTGAAACTATAATATCTCCTAAACGACTTGCACCAAGGTCTAATATCTTACTCATGTCGATTTTCTCAAAAACAATTCGTTTGTCACTTGAGTTTAATAATATTGATGAAATAGCATTTATATCCAAATCTTTAACGCGATATTCCAGAAGGAAGTCAATTACTTTCTGTCTATATTCCGTAGAAGTTCTTTTTATAAGTTTGTATAACTTATCACCATCCATACCCATCATAATTCTACGACCTTCTGATTTATCTATGATTAAAGGAAGGATGTCCGCTGGAATTGGTACCAATGCAGCTTCAACTAAAGCTAAATAGGTATTTTTCATACCTTTATCCATCATCTCCCATTTAGCGACGTTTATAACACGCCAACCAGTTTGTAAATACAAAAGTCTTTCTTGATAATTTAATCTTTTAAATTCATCATCTCCAATGTCATTATCCATTTCCACAATTTCCCTTTCATGTGGATTTGGTTCGATGTAAGGAAATGCTTTTTTCAAATCGACATTAGCCAATTCGGTAAAGTTACGCTTTACCCATAGTAACGTTTTTACAGATTCATGATTACTACGATTGGTATAACTTACCTCTTCGTCATTATTAACTCCAAAATGTATTACTGCATCAAGATCTTCAGGATTTGCAGCATATCGTTTTGGAAAATAAACATAATACATTGTCTGTTTACCAATTTCACCATATTCACCCGACTTGTAAGCATAAAAATAATTTGTTCCTTCGGATGGATTTTTCGCAGTACACCAGTCTGAAAACCCACTTCCATACTTGATACTCTTAACCATGTTATCGGCTCTTACAACCACCACATTTTCATCTTTATAGGTTACATCGGTCATATCAATATTTTTACCACAAACTTCGAGTGAACCGTTACCCGAAGTCATTTTATCTTTATTTACATCTTTGGTATCATGTTTGTTTTCAATGGTGACGACATCATCTGAAAACTCTTTAAAGTTTTTATATGTGTTGATGTCTTTTTTCAACAATTTGCGTTTAATTAAATTCAAAAACCTAGTAAAAAAGTCTTTAATGTGCGTGAAATGGTGTTCTTCTGGTTTCTCAAGAAAGAATTTAGATAATTTTGGGGAATAAACGTGATTTGGGGTTGGGTCTAACGCAAGAATTTTATCAACGAATTCGGGATGTTTTTCCAATCGTTTTACAACCGCGTCTTTATTCAAAAATTCAAGGATTAAAGCCTCTACTAAGAGTCTGAAAGTATCATTCATAGTATTTTACTACCATAAATATCTACAAACCGTCTTAAATTAGATAAATAGTGAGCTTAATTTCTCTTTATCTTTTTTACTTTTCAAATCTGCAAATTTAGAAGTCGGTTGAACTTCTCCACTTTTAATGTCTTTTGCAGGTAAACCAGTCATGGAAGACGAACCATTCAGGGTAAATCTAACCTTACCATGTTCTCTAACAGCGGTAATAGTCTGAGAATCAGCCCCATTTTCGGATTTTAAAACAACTTTATTTCTCGACTTGGCGATTTTGGGTAAAATTAGAAAATATTGAATCCACTTTACGAAGATACTTGGTGTTTTGACAATGGTGCTGGAAAGATACCTAAACTCAATGGTTCCACGTAACATTGCTTTTACATTGGTTCCGTGAAATCTATCAATACCAGTCAATAGTGTTTGTAAATCCGAATTGCTTAACACAAACGTATTCGTTGCACTGGACTGATTTGACTTGGTTTTGATTATCTGATTTACAATGATATTGTGTAACGAATTTCTTAATTTAGACCATGACTTAAATTCTCTTTGCGGACCAGCGTCGGTTTTGACTGCGTTTTCATCTGTTAAAGTGGTTATGGTCAATAAATCAAATGCGTCAAAGTCTTTGGGTAAACCAATGTGAACGTGAGCACTTGTTCCCCCACTGGTTGTCTGGTATCTAACATGATTACAAATACTTACCACCAAATCAAATTCGGTTTGTTTCAAATGTTTACTTCGTATTTCTACATTATCACCATCGGGACCAACCGCCCACGTATCAGCATCTGTATCTGTTCCCTCAACCACGTTCTGATTCATTTCATTTTGAATATAGTCAATGGAACCATCCACACCAAATTGAATATCTACGTCGTTATTAGAATCGAGAAAATAATTTCCATCGTCAATATAATTAACCCACTCCCCATCGTCAATTAATTCATCAACAAACTCCGAAATATTATCCAATTTATCATTTCTTTCCCACCTTCTATATTCCCAATCCACATCACTTTGTTCATCTTCCCACAGTTTGTGTTCTTCTTCATTGGTGGAATCTGGTTCTGCGTTATGAGATGACCAATCATCTAAACTAACCGGTCCATATGAATCATCCCACCTAGATAGAGTCCCATCCCAACGACGATTCAACTTTTCACGTTTATTATCCAACCATTCAAAATATGCATCCGTAACAGAACTGTGATCCATTAATGCGTCTCTTATTGCATCAACATCCAATTCTTTATCTTGGTCCGACGAGTCGGGAACGTATTCTAATTCAATGCCAAACGTGTAAGCTTCCAATTCTTAACGATTGTATTTTTGAACAAGTCCTTGTTGAATCGCTGATGCCGATACAAATGGAACTATTTCGGATAGTAAAATATTTGACATTTAGTATAAATATACACTAATGTCGGTTAATTCTAAGAATCTAACGGATTGTCAAATTTGTAGATATTTTTATCGACAATAATAACTTTGTATGCACTGTGTATTGGTTGTGCGTTTTTACGTAATACGAAGGTTTTGTAGATGTAAGGATTGTAAGTGACCTGACTACCTCGTTTGTCGATATTACGATAGTTTAATCCGTAGTTGATTAAGGTTCCACGAATGACTGCGTGAACATTCTTACGTCTCGTCTTGACTACTCTTCGACGACCCTTCTCACTAACAACGAATGTAACATCATCCAATTCAACGGTTTGTGTATGATGTATAACCTTACCTTTGTGTCTTATGGAAAGACACTTCTTGTGTAAATTGTAATAAACATCGACTCTCATTTCAAAAGAATTTGTTGTAACTGTCAGTTGGCTTCTTAATTTTCATCTTCCACACATCCAACTCTGCAAAACTATAATCGTTGTAATTAGACATATTCTTCTTGATTGAATCCAACGTAATTTTCAATTCGTTGTTGGTTTCAATTTTCCAAGGTTTGATGTTTTGTCCGGGGTTTTTAATAATGTGTATTTCAACATAATCACATACACCCTCAACCACCTTACTGAAATCCAACCATATCCACAAATCGCAATCCAAATTGTTTTTACTTACCGTTGTGAATAAATCTTCACTGGTTGTCGCCTTCACTTCAATCTTATGTTTTCCGTTAATGTATAAGTCGTTTGATTTCTGTTTGTTATTACGACCCGTTGATTCAACCAATGGAGTGTCACCGTATCTATCTGGTAACAACTGACGTTGTTGTATCAATAACTTCGCCATGTCTTCTGTGGCCTCACAAGAGATGTTGTCATTCTTCTGTCTGTATCTCTTGTTCTTATTCATCATTTTTTTGAGATTACGTATTTCTATGTAATCCCTAAGATACACTTGGATGTCCCGAATGGTATCTTTGATGTTGAAATCTTTTTTTGTTTTCTTGGAACTCATGATTCTAATATAGTATCAATGAGTTAATTAAAACCCATCAATCACAACCTAACACCCAAAAGTGTTTTCACAACTTCTTATAAATAGAATGTGAGTTTTCAAATCTCACCAGTATCAACGAATTTCTGCAATAAAGGAATTAGTTCAGCCACTTGTTGACGGTTGAGATGCATTTTCTCATTACCAACATAATGTTCTTCAATGGTCGATTCTGGATATACAACGGTATTCCAACCTTGACCAGCTTTGAAGTGTTGGACTTTTAATTTTTTAGCGCCTAGAAAAATGAAATCTCCTACAGCACTACTTTTTTGTAGGATACATTCATCTCCATTAGAATTTGAAAATGTGTAGTAACTAAATCCTCGTGCGGTAATTTGTTTGTCGTTCATAATCATTTATGGTATGTATCAATCAATTTCTTGACATTATCAATGGGAACTGAATAACCCCTATCCGGTGTGTTTGCATCGGTTTTCAATTGTTCAAAGTCAAGTTTGAGTGCATTTTGCAAATCAGTTTCATCCAACAACCGAGATGTAATTGGGATTGACCCGCCCGAATCCAAATTCAAAAATTTGATTGGTGAGTTGTAAAACAATCGTTGTCCAAGGTTAATTCTTTTTTTAAAACTTCTAAATGGTATGTTTTTTGACATTTATATTCTTGAATTGTATATTTATAAGTATATGGACATACGCGAAATATCTTTATCTTTTAACAATGTTGGGTAATTCAAGGAGAAAAACACTTTGATGATGCCTCCGACATGTTTATTAACAACCCCCATTGGATATAAATGTGGTAAATTCACCGATGTCACCCTAATAACAGATTCATATAAAAATGTATTTGAGTTGGATTTGTTATTTTTTCCAAAAAAAATAACACCTGATTCTAAAGTTGGAGAGAAATTTAATTTGGATTACAATGAGTTAAAATCCTGTGTAGGTAGGATGAGAATCATGGAAGATGATTTCACTCAAATAGGAGATGCTGCTATTGCAAATTTATTCAATGTCAATATGACATTCAGTTTCAAAGATTTATATATGATATTAGTGTATCAATCTGATAAAAAGTTATCATTTAATAAAGATTTATCTTTGAATCTTGGATATGAGTTGGGAGACAGTTTTTAATTCTATCCAAACATACATTCTTTAACCAATTTCTTTAAATCATTTCTACTGATATGACTACTGAAATATTTATCTGTGGTGTTTTCATCCAAAGATGAAATATCTTCCCCACCAACTGTCACCGTTTTCATTATAGAATTATTTAAAGACAATCCATCAGACCAATATTTATTGATATCCTCCAATTCGATATATGTATTTCCGTTAGCATCTTCGACATCAACTATTTTACCTTGATCAAACATGACGGTTATTTCTTGACCGTTACTTGCTTTAAATCTAAATCTGCCACTCTTATTTCCAATCTGAGTATTTTTTATGAATCCCTCGCCACCGTCGCCAATTTTATCTAGATTTTCACTAATTACTTCATTTATAAACTTCTTTAGTTTATGTTTAATCTAAATTTCGGATAATTTGGGTTTGGTTGACATGTTCAGTTCAGACATACATTCTTTTATTAGTTTTTTAAAAAGTTCTTTGTTCATAATTTTAGTGAATTAATAGATATGTTCCCAATACATCTGATCTATTTGCAGAATCGTCACCATCCCCTGGACGCACAATTACATTATATTTAGGTTCGTCACTAGACGAAATTTTTTGCATTTCATCATACGTGATGATACTATCAGTAGACACGTTATACTTATTACCAAGTCGTTTTCTCAATATATCCAAATTTTCCGGACTAAATTGTATTCTACCCCTCTCATCTTTAATCACTTTTCCATCTTCATTTTTTGTTATCAATTCTGCGAAAATATCCTTTGGAACCACCGTGCTGTGTTTCGTGTTTTTGAAATCTATTTGTTTTTCTTGTTCAGGAGTAGCCCCGCTGGAGAAATTTATTTTAAAGTTTTTAGGTTTTTCTCCCATAGCAACGCTAGCCATTTTAGTGTAAGCATAAAATTCTACGTCTGGGAGAGTTCTAGCCACACTATAAGCTAAAGATAGATAATCCGGTGAGAAAAAGTCTCCCGCATCGTGCCATCTAACCACCACATTGGTATTTTTCTTTTTATACTTGACTTCTTCGGCTCTCAATTCTGATATTAATTTTGTCTTAAATCCCTCCGGATCGTTAAGTAGAAAATTTAACATTCTGGTCTGAGACATACTGGATGATTTCCACTGAACATATCCCCCTTTACGAGCATAACAATATACCTTACAGGCTCCTGCGCCGGGACACGTATCGACAATCACGAATTGATCCGACTTCTCATCTACAGCTAGACCCTTGAGAGCTGGGAGGCCTATATTAAAATAAATTGTCGAATCCCCACCCGAATGAGTAATCTTCTCATTTTGTTTTAAAATCTTAGCCGGTCGGGTTTTTACTGCCAATTTTAATTTTTCTAAATCAAATTTTCTATCTAACTCATCTTTTATTTCAACATTACTTCGGTGGATGAACGGCATTTTATATTTTTCGCCCGGAGTTTTTGTCTTGTCAACGACTCGATTTAGATATGATTGCATCTCGTCAGATGACATGGGGCGTGTAGTCGATCCTAACATATCACCTTCCGCTTCTGATAATTCTTCTTTCTTGGGATTTGATAAATCTAGAAAACTATCTAAGCTCATAGTTTTTAATTCACATATGGGTATGTGTTTAGCGTATTCTGACATACATTCCCGTATGATGATTTTAACTACATCTTTTAATTTTAAATTTGACATGTCTATAAATATATGGTAAATTGTCAAATAGATGATAATATTTATTAAAATATGGATAATTTTAAATTAAAAAATATTGTAAAAGGAATTTTTGAAAATTCCGATATTAAAAAGCCAAGGTGGTGCGCTATTATTTTAGATGATGAGTCTCACAATAAACTAACATCATTTTTCAGAAATAATTTTTCTAAATTAGATAATTGGGATATTATTTCACATCACATGACTGTCGATCCTTTTAACCCATTGACCAGTAAGGATATAGATAAGATTGGTAAAAAATACACATTAACCGTCACCGAAGTTGGACTTAGTAAATTAGCATGTGCTGTAAAAGTAGAAGGTTATGATGGAGAGACTAATAATAAATTTCCACATGTCACATTGGCGATAAATCGTGATATTGGCGGCAAACCCAAGGATAGTAATGATGTTTCAAAATGGAAACCCCTCCATATTACTGATCAAATTGAACTTAATGGTGTCGCCGAGAATTTGTGACAAATCACATTTTCTTATAATAAAGTCAACGAAAAACCCACCATCAGTTTTAATGATGGTGGGTTTGTCTTATAAGTTGTTATATTTTAGTAACCCTTACTCTTCTTTGTATCAGGAGTTGGAAAACCAGATTTCTTCGCACTCATCCACCACCAAATTCAGAACCACCCTCTTCACCAACTGGTCCTAAAACACCCATTAATGCAGTGTGTAGTTGACGTGCAATTTCCATAGGCATAACAAAAGATTGTTCTCCTTCTGGTCCGGTAATAACAAAAGTAACGTCTTTTGGTTGTTCCTCTTGTTGTGGTTCATCGGAACCCATTGGTTTTTCAAATGGTGTTTCCATTCCTCCATCAGATTGAAGTTCATTGATACATTCTCTGATAATTGATACAAGTTGTTTTCTGGTCATATCCTATAAATATAATCTTCAAGAGAAAAACGTCATTTTAAAATCATTTTATGATTCAAAATCGAATACATAAATTATACGTTTACACCCCCAAGGTGGCATTATGATTGCTTTCAGTGGTTTGGTTTGATTAAACCACTTGTCAAAGTCAGATAATTTAAGGTTATTATGACAATCTTTTGGGTCAGCACATCACCACTCCAATGGTAAACTGATAATTGCCCGTCGTGCGACTCGTTTGACTTCCTCGAAGATTTTAGATTGGTGTCCGTCTAAATGTTCAAACACCTGTAAGGCCATGAATATATCAAATTGTTTATTTTCAAACGGCCACGGAGTTTTACGTGCATCATGAATGACTCCACCCATTTTACAAGACTGTTGATTCATTGGAATGCTATTTTTAAACAATGGAAAATCCCACGTTCCTAACTCTAAACAAGTGTTGGGTTTGAACTCCATTGTTTGTTTTATAGCTTCTGCATAATATGGCCACCTATCCGCATAATAGGGATTTTGTTTTAAGGTGTTGAGATAATCTTCATAATTTACTGGTTCTAACATATATTTAATCCTCCCAATCATCGAAGAATTTACCATTACCCATCCAATATACGATGTTTACATTTGGGTGGTCACGTCGTATTTCTTTCAATGCGGTTTCCTTACCATACTTTTTACGTGGGGTTTTTCTTACATCAACCGCAGTCAATTTATTAGCTGGACAATTCCAACTCATATCATTAATCATACATTTATCCATTACACAAATTCTCGTTGCCCAAATCAATGCACCTTGGTCAAAACATTTGAGTGACTCTTCAACCTCTGGTTTAGTTAATGCTTGTTTGCATGCAAATAACCAGTTGTATAATAGACCACCACACTCACTTTTATCTATTGCCAATATACCGGTGTTGAATGTCAAACTTGGGTCGTTGGTGCTGTTGTATGGTAACACCGATTCCACATTACCATTGATACAAAATGATGGATTGTAAGTGTCCTTGAATACCACAAACTTTTGTTTATTCATCATTTCAATCAATGGATACAGGGGTTCCAACACAATCGCATCAACATCAATCCAGAGGATTTTGTTATACTGACACTTGTTTATGAGAAATGGTTTCTTCCAAATATTCAGATGGTATAGTTTATCTTTGAACTGTTCATGTATTTCTTCGTGAGTGAATATATCGGTATCAAATCTATGTTTGATTGGGTTGATTCCATTTTTGACACACCACGTTGTTTGTTCAGGTGTCAAACCCAAATCATAAATTACAATCGGACCATTCCACACATTACGTATCGCAGCCAACCATGTTGGAAAGACTTTGAAAAATTTACTATCAATAGCAGAAACAACAGCGGTTTGATTGACTCCAACCAATCCATCATCGTTACGTATAAGAAAATACTGTTTAACCAAATGAATCATTTCTTCATCTGCGATATCAGTCCATGTCAACAATCCATCTTCATTATATGTTAGGTCTGTATAAGGATTGAGATTGGTAATGTTGTCTTGACGTTTAATATACTGTCTATCTTTCTTGTCACCATGCCATAAGTGTTGAATATTGGCACGTAATACACCAACCTCATCTGTGCTCGATATATATTCTCTCACTTTATTGGACCATACATCATATGCAGCCATTAACTCACTGTTGAGATTATAGAAGCGATTGTGTAGTTTTATATCCAACACGGTAACGACAAACCACGAATCGTTTGACCCCATAATATGTTTATCAAACAAACCAACCTGAGTAAAGAAATCACGTCGAGCAGCCCAAGCCCACCCCGGTCGAAATATTCTCCAATCCTCACATGTCTCTATTTTTTGTTTAAGACTAGCGACAGATTTCACAATTTGTATAATATTACCAGATGAATCCAAATCCTCACAATATTCAAACATTTGAACAATTTTATATTCATCTAATAATGTTTCAGCACGTTGTGCCCAAGTATCGTCACTATATAATAAATCAGCATCAATCCACGCAACCTTGGTTATGTAGTCAGGTAACTTGGATACCATGACGTTAATTAAGTTCTCTTTATACCACAGAACTGTATTGCTTCGTAGTTGTAACGTGTTTGGTCCAGCTGGTAAATCGAATGGTTTATCGTCAAACGCAACTTCGATGGTAAACAACTCATAACCAGTTCTTTCCACACCCTCTTTGAACTTGAAATAATTGTCTTTAATTAGTTTGTAACCACCGTAGTTAAAATAACATGCGATTATTGCTAATGACTTCTGACTCATATATCATAAATACTAATGGATGTTCAAAACCACCTCAAATCTTTTGTTGACAAATCAATCGGGGTATGGTTATATATAAACATGTGGATTAAATGGAAATACAACGACCATGCTCACCCCGGTAGTGCAAGAGATATGTCTTATCAAGTTGGTGTTCAACTTGCACTTTACGATGAACTAATGAAAAATAGAAATGAACCTGTATGATTTGGGGAAGTGACATAAAGCCAAAGAAGAATCCTAAGTATTTATTCCGTTCGGATGACGGTGTAAGATTCACCCGACAATCTGATGGTCTATACACAATGGACGATAGTTATATGGACGAGATTATTCGTCATAGATACAGTTATGATGTATTGATGTCACATAGATTTGTTACACGACTGAGAGACTGTCGTATAACAAAAACAATTCAGTATAACGATGGACATGGAAATGGTGATTTTGATGAGTGAAGAAGAATTTGAAAAATATATCGACGTGTTGGGTGATGAAGTCATGTGCAAATTTTTGGAGTTAGATGAGGTTCAGATGGAACACTTCGATTCAAAGTTAACCAAGTTAATTATGGATAGAAAGAATAAGTTATGTCCACCAATTCTATAACATTTATGACAACTAAAATAGACGAATCTATAAAATCCGTAGAAAATGCAACCGAACACTATATGACTCTAACTCGTTGGATGTATACTGAGGAACTTGATGGAGAAATTGGTAATCTGTTTAGTAGAGTGTACTATCAAACCTACGATTTTATTCACTCCGATTCTATTTAATCCTCGGTAACGGTTATCATGATTTGTGGTATCATCAGTTCATCTGGAATGGTAGGCATCAACGCATCAAAACATTCGTAACTTGATTCTTTGTCAATCAATTTATCGGTGTATAACACCCATTCATATAATCTAATTTTCGGTGATTTATTCATGGTGATAGTCCCAAATACTTACTATCATTTCATTATTTGCCATTCTGAGTTGTCTGGTGACGAATAACTCTGCACAGACACCACTAATTGTCTCTTTATCAATCCACTCATTTTGACCAGTCATTACATTAATGAGTTCAAACATGTTATCTACATTCTTATTCTTCATCTATAAACTCCATATCATATCGACGTCCTAAGTTTAAAAGGTCATGCACTACATGTACAGTTTGATAAAAAGCTGCATCGGCTGTTGATGTATAAATTTTCTTATTCGTAGCCAACGGATAGATATACCATGGGATTTGTATTTCTATAATTTCACTCATTTACAAACTCCTTTATGACGGTTGGAAAGTTTGTTAGTCCCACAATTCTAATATCACTAAAACGACGATGTGCATTATATGTTGTTCTAAACACAATATCCAAAGATTCATCACCCAATACACAATCGTCGGTAAGATGTATATACTGATATAATTTAATGGGTGCAAATTTAGTCATTGGTGAAATCTTGGATATAACTTGGGTTATTGTCGGCACCAAATTCTCTTGGGATGAACCGTAAATCATCGGCTGCCCACACTACACGAATCCAAGTCTCACGCATGATGACCCCATAATCATACGTTTCTGCATATGAACCCATTGTCACTATTAAACGTGAATGAGAGTTTATTCAAACATTCGACGGTTGGTGATAATAATCGTTTATCCATATTTAACGCATAAATTCCTCTGCCGCAGTTCCTCGGAGAGCCCAATCTTCATCCGATGTCTCGAATATAGATGTATTAAAAACTCTAGCTGATTCAATAATAACAAAATCTTTACATTCACGAACCGACTGACGAGATGAATCCCCACATTTTACTCGTATATCCGCGTCCAATTTATATTTTGTTTTGAGATGTTTTTCGATAAGTTTATTCATCTTCTAAATAATCTATTAAAATACTAATATGATTACCCATCATATTTTCCATACTTGGTTGAAAGTCGATACGTGTATTTTTTGTCAATCCAAAGTCAAAATCTTCACATTTTTCTCCAAGCTGGTTATACATATCTGGTCCACGCATATTTTCTATTTTATAGTGAGTGTTCATAACTCAATCTGTCAAAAATTCATGAATGATGTTTGAACTTTCCGCTAGGAAGAAGTGTTTGCGTTCATTTTCGTTATATACATCTATTACCAAGTCACCACTAAACACATGTCCAGATGTGCTAGTGAATAAAAGTCTATGAAATAAAGCAGTCGAAAATATCTCTTCACGGGATTTTCCAAATTCAAATCCATTTTCAGATAAACACTTTAAAATTGGTAACGGAAATTTATTCATAACCAACTTTTTAGAATTTTAGTCCTGTAAATTTCCATGAAGAAAGTATGTGCGGGTTCTAACAAAAATATATAACCACCTGTGAACATTAACAGTTGAATCACATGTAGGGTGGTGTTCCACAACTCCACAACATTAACCATCGCACCGAAAATGAATAGTGCATAGAGTAACATACTAATAAATCTGGTTAAAAAATTGAGATATTTCATACAAATCTACTTTACTGGAAGTCCGTGCATTGTCAATGATTTTTTAGATACGTCAATGATATTGGTCATACAAGTATTTTTCAACTGTTTCCATGCTATACTCTTTATCTTTCTCTTACTCAATGGTTTAGGTGTGAATGTGGAGAATTTAACCGATGTCATAAATTTACGGTTGCTGTCGAAGAATTCGACTTCATAATCTTTCGTTTCAATTGTTATTATTGACGTATTCATTTAATGAGACTACATCCTCATTTGAGATACACAACTTATTATAGATTGACTATTTGAGTTGTTTGTGGTTCACTGGATGAGTTAAATGAAAATCAGTGACTATGACAATATGTGGATTGATGATTTTCTATCAGATTGATATGACCAAGTATAAAGATAAAGAACGTGTAGTGTTTATGATGATTTTAGACGACATTGAGAAAATGACGGATGGTATGAATGACAATAACATGAGCCTGACCTTGTGGCCACCAAACCAGTTTTGGTCTGGTGATTTTTTTGTAGATGAAAATTAAAAATGATGAAAATGTGGTATTCACAGCATACTGTCGTCAAATTCAAAATACGACGGATGATAATTGTGATGTAGTCCAGTGGAAATCATATGAATTCCACCCATTCATATTCAATGAATATATCATTTTGGAGTTTGCAAAATATGAAAACTAAGACTTACAACTTATCACAACGTATCAATAACATAGCTTCTGGTTATGATACTGACCCATGGTGTAAAGATGAAAACTATCTGTTTATATGGCGTTCAGCACCACGAACGGATTTAATACAACTGACTCAGGGTATGGCTGTTAATGATTATAAAGATGATGAAAACTAAAATTTGTTACATTACCGACCGTATCACCGAAATGGCTGCAAATTATGATGTTGACCCATGGTGTATCAATGATGAAAATGTGACTATATGGAGAACATTGGGATTGGTGAAATTTAACAACTCATTATCCATACAAACCGGCATTATCGGGGAATATATGTATTAAGACTAAACTTAAAAATAATGAAGATTGTATTTTTTCATTACATTGTGATTCCATTATAGAAACAACTGATAGAGGGTGTCATGTTTTAATGTGGGATTTATATTCATCCAACCACATACAACCATTTGATGTATTTGAATTAATTAGAGATGAACATGAAGACTATGATTAATAAAGATGTCCTTTGGAGACATAAAGTGGAAAAATTTACCAAACTTCAAAATGAAATGAAAGAATTAGTGTCACAACAATTCGCAGGAGACATTGTTGATTCGTCGTGTAGATTTGGATTGATAATTTCTCCACTGAGGTTGATTGTAAATTATACACATGAAAATTAACGACGCACATCTCAATAAACGAATCAATGCCATGGCTTCAAGTTATGATTTTCTAAACAGTTTAGATGAACCATATCTGTCTATATGGGCTAAATTAACTCGTATGAAAAAACACTCAGGTGTCCGAAATATTGTTATAAGCGAATATATTTACGATGAATACGAACCAAAAAAGCAATATTAATTACACCGTCTTTAATGGTGACATATACAATCTCCGTAAGGAGATGAACGTCACAATCTATGATGATTTGGTAGCTTGGGAACATTTGGTTTTATTAGTTAGGAATACTCCCGCACAAATAGATGGTTTTATCAACGATAGTGATATTTTATGAATACTAAAAATGCAAATGAAACTAATAAACGTATATCACGGGAAATTGGGCATTTCAGTAATAAACATGGTGTCATGGATGGTGATATTTTTTGGTGTGGAAAAAGGCATCACGATTAACTCCGATAACCGCAATGTTTATGAGTGATAATTTTAACGGTACCCTTGATTTTATCGACGACAATAATATATGAATCCTGAAAAAAACATTAATAGGTGTATAATGAATATAATTGGCCCTTTCAGTAAAAAACATGGGGACTTTGATGATGATGTTTTTTTGGTTTGGCAAAACGTAGCATTGACAACTCCAACAACATCAATATTGATGAGTGATAATGTTGATAACACCCGTGATTTTAGCCGTAATTAAAATATGAAAGTAATACTAGAAAACCTCGACACCCCGAATAAAAACAACCGTATCTATTCCAAGGAGTGTATAACCAACGCTATTGAAAAGTCTCGTAGTGACACAGTATTGGTTTATTTAAATCAAACATCCAATCCTCGACTACAAGATGCGGCTGGTGTAGTCAATGAAGTGAAAATTGAGAATAACCAAGTGGTTGCCGATATTCAAATTCTTTCATCTCCAAGCGGTATGGTGTTGAAAGATACTCTACTCAATAATTCGGTTGGTTGGAATATGGTAGGAGTTGGTCGGTTACAAACTAATAAAGATAATCAACAGATAGTCACCGATTATCGAATTGAGTATATTAACGCAAATCCTACTTAAAACCTCTAATCAGATGAAAAATATCAAAAGAATCGTCTAATTCCATGAAATATATCACCGGAACCCACTTTTTGTTCGTAACCGCATAAAACAAAATTCGATTGACAATTGTTAGACTTAGTATAAAGTTGTGAATGTATGAAGAAATTCACATTCAAAGTCTACTCATTTAAGGAACGAAGGTTCTTGCCACAAAATGGTCAAGAGTGTTACGTTCTTGCAAAGGATGCGTGGGTTGGTATTGGTGACCTATTGAACAATGCTGATTACCACGTTTGTATATCAACCGGAGTCTTGGATAAGAATGGGTGGGAAATCTATTGTGATGACATTGTGTTCAAGTTACACACTCATGCAGACTATGTTACTCCACGTAAGTTTAGAGTATTTTACGAATTGGGAAGTTTCAAAATTGGTCCGGTTGGTAATAATGGAACAACTCTCTGTGGAGAAGATTCAGACAATATGCTCTTGGAGAATTGTATAACCGGAGTTCCATACACCTTTCTGGAAGTATCGGGTAACGCATTTGTTGTATGAATGACTTATTTTTAAAACGTAAGTTGAAATATTATAAATGGAGTGACGTCTATAAAGATACCAAACGTCATGATATGGAAACCTTAAATCTTACCACATGCATTGACCATAGTGAATATAAAATCATAGGTGATGCGACCAATAGTGTCTTGGAAACATCCGCAGTAAGGTTGTATGAGAGTCAATTGGATTTTATTAGCGATTTATGAACTTCCAAGTTAAAATTCAGATGGATGTCTTTGATGAGATTTCTAAAAATATACAGAAGCCGTTGGGTTTTAATGTCAACCATACGACTGAATATATAGTCATATCGAAATTGGCTTCACCAATACTGGCTCCGTTGAACAATACATTTGATTTCAACTTTACAGACTCTAAGAATGAATAACGTATGAATGTCCTATCACCAAATTATATTAATGATGTCGTCCGTAGTATGGTTGACGATAAATCATTTAAACCCAATAGTTGTGATGAACTGTGGATGTTAAACAAACCATTTATGGGCGTGTGGTGTGATAATAACTTGGTTTACATAGTTGACCCATCAAATGATTATGATATACTGTGGAATCTCGGTTTTCCGTATAATACGAGTTTCGTTTATGTAGAAGATGAAGAAGACACTGATAGCATATAATCTACCACCATTCGACATAACTCCTAGAGTCAATGCATTGTTGGATAAAGAACCACATCCAAATCAATATCAAACACTTTGGTTGCCCGGACACGCATCTGTGAATACACTGTTTGAGTTAGAATGTTTAACTGATTTTACAGAGAATTGATATGTCATTACAGAGATACACTTCACCCGATTATGTGAGTAAAAAAGTCCGCGATAAAGTCGCTGATGAATCGTATGAGTCGTTCGGATTCGATGTATTATGGATGTCGTTGAGAGAAGAACCGTCCCATATTGACATAGCCAAATTTATTCTTTATGGTGATGTATGGACAGTGTTGAATGCTACCACGGATAGTCTATGGGAATTCAAACACAATGAGGATTGATATGAACGATTCAAAAAATAAAGAAACAACGGTTTATGGTGGAGTCGATGTCCTTCTATCCGAAATTGGAGAGTTAATTAATGATGAGAATTCACCATCCATGGCCGGTTGTCTTTATACTGAATTGGAGGATGGTCCTCTAAACATGACAATAGCCGTTTCACATAGTCGAGATGCGTTTATAAAGGATTGATATGTATAGTAAAAAACTAGAAAGAATAAGAGATTTTCAATACGAGTAAGAGATAGAAAGACTGTTGTCAATAGTTGGAATAATCGACCCCACTAGTGATACATTGATATGTTATAAACTAAATATGCCTGCACTTAGGGATGTTAGAATGGAATTTCATAGTGGTGTATTACAATCAACCTATGATGACATATGAATGAATTAAAAATTAGTCCACGTCGTCATATGCTTGAAAGTTTGGACTCGGTAATAGATTATTCACATACTAAGGATGTGTATGACATAATAATACTCGGTTATAATAATGGTATGAGACTCAATACATTTGTCAATCAATTTACCTATACTGAAATGACCACCCTCTCCATGGTGGGTACCCCTCCCCCACGTTAACGGTAACGCACCAAGTCTAAAATCGCACTTATAAATTCACCACCGACACGCTGAAACAAGCCCGGTTAATAATAAATTTATTTCTATATCACTACAACCAATTCAGGAGATATACAAACGCAATTATCATATACGCATATAACAACAGTAGAAGAATCAAATATACAAGAATAACAAGATATAGACAATATGCTATAAGACAATCAAACTCCCTCATGGGGAGGGGGTACCCCCCCCCCC